CGCCCGGCGCCGGCAGCGAGGGCCCCCGGGATCTGCGACGCCGACGGCGAGGTTGGTGTCAGTGCCTGGCGGATCGCGGCGCCCGCGGCGGCCAGCATCGGGTCCTGCATCGGGGCCTCGGTCGCGCCGGCGCGGCCACCGCGGATCGGGTTGATGGCGCCCCTGGGGGCGAATGGTGCAGGCGCAGGAGCCTGCGGAGCGGAGCGACCCGGCAGCCCGAGCATGCTCTGCGGCATCGTCGTCTGCGGGGTCGGTGGGGCCCCGCCGACGAGCGCCGACTGCCCGATCGGCGGCGCGCCCGGACGTGCGGTGTTGACCTGTGGCGCCGCCTGCATCGCCTCGACCAGTTGGCGAAGGTCGGTGCCCACGCCGGCCTGCGAGGTCGGCTGGAACCCGCCGAGCCCGGCTCGAGGAGCAGGGGGCGGCGGCATCACCGGGAACTTCGCGAAGTCGTCGTCGGCCATCTTGAACCTCTGCGCCTGATCTGCGGGCGCGGGCTGCTCCCACGGCTGCCGGGCGGCGAGGCCGCTCGTGAACGCACCGAGGTCGAACTTCGGGGCCGAGAACACCCGCCCCATCGCCTTGAAGGACGCAGGGCTCTCCTCGGCGAGATCCTGAGGCACGACACCGGTGTCCGTGGCCTTGCCCCGCATCGAGGCGCTGACGGCGCGGGCGCCGGGGTTGTCCGTCCCGACGACGGGCTCGCCCATCTCAAACGTGGGCTCCTCGACGCCGCCCTCCTTGGCGGTCTCGGCCGGGCCCTCATCCTCGCCCTCGGCCTCGCCCCATCCGGGGCGCGCGATCGAGGAGGGCACGCCACTGTCGGGCACCGCCGCCGCGGCCTTCGCGGCATCGAGGTGGGCCTGGAGCTCGGCGTCACCGATCTTGGACGGGTCCGTCCCGGCGGGGCTGGTCGCGCGGGCTGGCGCTGCGCTGGGGGCTGCACCCCGGGGGCCACCGCCAGACCACATGGAGTCGATCGTGGCGCGCGCGTTCGCGGCCTCCTGTGGGGACAGCGCACCGGTGCGCTCGTGGTCGTCGATGAGGGACATCGCCACTTCGCGTGCGCGCGCATTGGCGGCGGCGTCATTGGCGGCGGCGGCCGTCGTCACGTCCTGGCCGTTGAGGGCGGCCTGCATGATCGCGTCGCTCGTGCTCTTGTGCTCGGCGTGCGCGGTCTGCATCGCCTGGTCGGCGATGTCGTAGATCGCGCCCTTTTTCCAGTCGCCCTTCTTCTCGGGCATGTTCGGATCGCGCTGCCACCCGCCGGGGAGCAGGTGGGGCAGGTTCGTCGTCGAGCGCTCCACCGGGCGACCGGCGGCCTTCGCTGCGACGATGCTGCCGATCCCGTGCGTGTCGACGGCGCCCTGCTCGGCGGGCGTGAGGGGGTTGGTGCTGGTGTCCCGGGTCTTCGCAGTGGCGCGCGCGTAGTCGGCGGCGACGCGCGCGGCGGCTTCATCCGGCGTCTCGGTGCGGGGGTCGACGAAGCGCAGGCCCTTCTCGGCGCCGCGCTCCTCGGCGTCGAAGCGCGCCTTCTTCGCATCGGCGCCCGCCTTGAACTGCTCGAGCGCCATGGCGTTGTCGGCCTTGAGCTTCTCCTCGTCGAGCTTTGCCTGGGCCGCGGCCTTCGCCGTGGCCTGCGCCTGCTTGCGCGCGAGGAGGTTGCCCGCAAAGTTGCTGAGCGCACCGGCGACGGCGCCCTGCCCCTGCACGATGCCGTTCGTCATGTCGGAGAAGCCAGAGAAGCCCGCCATCTCACACCCCCATCGGCGCGCCGGCCAGCATCCCAAGGAAGGGAAGCAGCGACGCGATGTTCCCCTGTGCGCCCCCGGCGACGCCGCCGAGGGCCTTCATGAGATCCTGTGCCATCGCAGCTCCGCTTGGGTGGTCCTCGCGGTAGTTGGACAGATCCTGCCCGGCGCCCATCGCGCCGATGTTCAGCAGGTTCCCGTAGCGCTGCAGATCCTGCCCGCGCTGCGTGTTGGCGTACGAGCCCGCCTGACCGATCGCGTTCATCTGGTTGGTGAGGGTGTCGTTGAAGATGTCGCGCTCGTTCTGCAGGCCGCGGTTCGCGAAGTCGTTGTACATCTGGCCCTGCACGCCACCGGTGTTCGCGAAGCCCGTGCGGCCCGCCATGTCGGCGAGGCGACGTTCAGCCGTGTTGAGCGCGCCCGTGTTCGCGAAGTTCGCAGCGTCGAGCCGGTTGCGTGCCATCTGCTCCCACGCGGCGGGATCCATCATCTGCTGCATGTTCGCGCCGACGGCGTCGTTGAGGGACGACTCCTGCCACTGCGGCATGTTCTGGTTGAAGAAGTCGTTGAACCCCTTCTGTCCGCCGCCGCCGACAGCCTGATCCCAGCCGCCAGCGACGCCCGCGAAGGTCTGCCCGAGGGCATTCCCGACGTCGGCGCCGAGTTGGCCGCCGGCAGCGCCGAGGTCGGCGGCGGCCTGCTGCCCGTTGCCGTTGCCCGCGTCGATGCCAGCCTGCGCGGCGTCACCGGCGCCCGGGACCGCCCCGATCACTCCACGGATGATCGGACCGAAGGGGCCGTTGAGGATGGTGTTGTAGACGTCGTCGCCGGCACCCATGCCCTGCTTCATTCCCGTCGGAGCCTGCGAGCGATCAGCCTGGAGTTGCCCCGGACCCGAGCTCGACCCGCCCCCCTGCTGCCCCCACGCGCCGCTGCCGGTCACGTTGATCCCGCCGCCACCGCCGTTCGACATGCCCTGCATGCGCGAGCGCTGGGCGAGGGCCGCGTTGAGATCGACGCCAGCCTGTTGGCCAGCGTTCATCGGGAGCCCGTTCAACTGTGCACTGCCGGTGGCGAGTTGCAGGGGACCTCGAGCGTGTCGGTTGCCGCTGACGACGCCATTCAACTGCTGCCCGGCCTGCTGCCCGGGGCTCATCTGCGGCGGCGCGTTCAACTGCGCGCTGCCCGGCGCGAGCTGGGGCGGCGGCGCGTTCGTCCCGAAGGGCGGCGGCGTCTGCACCTTGGGCGGCAGCACGCCACCCTTCACCGGCGGGGCGGCGAAGAGCCCGTACTTGGTGACGGCGTTGCCGCCCGGCGACGCGTACTGCTGGCCGCCGACGGTTTGGTTGGTGCCGCCCTGCGCGTACGCGGGGTTCTGGCTCGTGAGCCCACCCGTGGGCGATCCTGCAGTCTGCTGCGCGGCGCCCGTCGTGCTGTTGGTGATGACGCCCATCGCGGCCTCCTACTGCAGGTTGATCTTCTCGTAGACGACGACGTCGATGAAGTTCACGTCGGTGACGGTGCCGCTCACCTCGAGCGTGAGGTCTGTCGCGTTGCTCACGCTCGAGGCGAGCGCGAAGTCCGTCTGCGTCGTCGTGGTCGCCAGCCCGGAGAACGTCTTGATGGCGCTGCCGGCGGCCTTGAGCGTGACGTTCACGCTCTGGCTCGAGCCGGTGCAGTCGCCCGGTGTGCCGGTGACGTCGTCAGGACAGCGCAGCGCGACGGTCATCCCGATCACAGTCCCCGAGAAGGGGATGCGCCACTTCCGCAGCGTCGTCGACAGGGGCCCGACCGACTCGCCGTCGTTGCCGTCGGCGTCCTCATCGAAGAGCGTGAACGACTGGCTTGCCACCGCGTTCTGCGTCGCGAGCTTCGACAGCGAGATGGCCGAGCTCGCGCTCAGGTTCGTGTTGTCGATGTTGCCGTTGATGCACGCTTCGGTCTGCCGGATGCGCTGGTTCATGCGCTCGGCAGTGAGCGTGCCCGACGCCGGGTACTCGGTGATGTCGCACGTCGACGCGTCCGCCTGGGCGGCAGCGACGACGAGAACGACGACGAGGAGGAGCTTCTTCAGGTTCATGATCAGCGCTCGTGGTAGATGATCTCGGGCTCCCACGTCGGCGCCGTCGTCGCGAGCGCGGTGCCGAAGAGGTAGATGAGCAGCGACTGCTGCGGCCCGAGGATGACGGCGGGGAGGTTCTTCGTGATGAGCGCGGCGGTCGCGACGGCGTAGTTCGGCACCTGAGCCGCAGCCTCGACGCCGCCGAACTTCAGGACGTGCTCGTCGAACGCCGGCGGCAGCACGGTGCGCAGCATGCCTCTGGCGACGATCTTCGGGTCAACGGCGGCCGGGGCCGTGAGGTTGCCGAAGTCGATGCGCGCGATCGATGCACGCGCGGAGTCGCCGTTCACGTTGGCGGGCGTGAGCGGGGTGCCGCCGGACGGGATGCGCAGGTTGTCGCGCACAGCGACGTACTGCCAGTTGGTCGCCGTGGCGCCGACGACGGAGCAGAGGGCCTTGATCTGGTCGATGTAGACGCGCTTGGCGGCGGGGTCGGAGGCCTTCTCGAGGTTGTGGATCGCGATGACCGGCGTCGTCGCCACGAACGCCGTGGTGATGCCCTGGGTGATGCCGGTTCCGGGCGTCGGGTTGAGCGCGACGAAGGTGCCACCCTCGTCGGCGAGCGCAAACGCGTTGCTGAAGACCGGCACCACATGCTGGTCACCGTAGAGCGAAGTGCGGAGCTCGGCGTTTTCACCCTCGGGGGTGCGCTGCGGGAGCACGCGCGAGGCGCGGCCGTAGTTATCGAGTTCGACACCCATCTCAGCCTCCGACTTTCTTCACAGCCTGCGCGATGGACTCGACGGCAAGCAACATGCGGAACTGTATCTCCTCGAGGTTCTTGAGGCGAGCCTCAAGAGCGGCGTCGACGACGGCGAGGCTGTAGACCCCATCGGTCGTGAGCGTCACCTGCACCGGGTTCCCCAGCGCATCGTAGAGCGTCGCGACGCGTCCAGGGAGCGTGGATGCTGGGAGGGTGGCCGACGACATCAGCCGATCTTACCCGTTCCGCGCAGGCGGGCACCAGCAAGGGTGAGCAGGCCGACGGCGGGCACCTTGCGGCTGAAGGTGAGGGAGCGGCTGTCGATCTGCTGCAGGAGCCCGGCGCCAGGCATCTTCCAGCCCGCGAACGACGGCATCGTGTAGCTCTCACACCCGCGCACCGTCATCGTCGCAGTGCTCCCGACGACGCCGACGATCCAGGCGGCGGCGATGCGGTCAATCTCCTTCGGCTGCGGGAGGGTACCCATGTACTCGTAGGGCGACGACGACGGCCTGATGACGGTGAACCCGGAGAGGCGCGCCGACCATCGCGTCGGGAGGACGTCCTGCTCGTCGACGCGGTAGAGCCCGAGACCGAGCACGCCCGCGCCGACGTCGGTGGCGATCACGGACAGGCCTGCGAGGACGAACGGCATGTGTCCGACGTCGACGGCGGCGAGGGTGAGATCGGTCCCGATGACGAGGTCTTCGATGGGGATCGCCGAGCACACGCCCCGGTCGAGCCCGCGCGAGACGGGGATCTGGAGTTGGCGCCGGCGGTCTACCGGATCATCAGAGAGCCCTGTTCCGCCGCGGTCCCCCATTCATCGGCCCTTCTCGTCGACGTTGAGCTCGACGGTGACACCGAGGAACCCGATCGGCTCGTAGTTGGGCGCGACCCCGGCGAGGCGCACGCGGTGGTTGCGGCCTGCCTTGCGGAAGCGAGCGCGGATCGGCGCGATGCTCGCGTCGAACTGGAGCGGCGTGATCGACCCCGCGAGCGAGGCCGAATCGATGGCGGCCGACGTGTTGAGGCCGTCGCTCTCAACGCCGACGGTGCGGGTGTCGGCGCGCGCCTCGTCGCCGTCGGGCGTGACGCTCACGGCAAACGGGCGGAAGTGCTCACGGACGACAGAGATCTCGACGCGCTCGAGCGTCGCGCGCTCGTCTTGTGCGATGCGCAGGTTGTGGCTCTCGACGTACCACCGGATCTTCGAACCGAGGTCATCCTGCCCAGAGTCCATCTCGAAGATGATGCCCTCAGGGTCGATCGCGACGATACAGCTGCGGGCCGGGTTCCATGCCATCGCCGTCGCACGGATGCCACGCGCGCGCTGCCCGATCGGCCCCAGTGACGGCGTGATGATGCCCGTCTCGATGGCCTGAATCGGATCGGCGCCCCATACCCACAGGGTCTCATTGTCGAGGTCGATGACGATCTCAGTGTCGTTGTGAAGCGCGCCCGTCGTCGCATACGACATGCGGTACTGGTTCTCGATGGGGTGCCAGCACGCGTGGCACGTCGCCGGTCTCTTCACTGCGAACTGATCGCTCGAGTCGGGCCGGAAGATGGATGACGCGTCATCCATGATGAGCTTCGACCTCGTGCCGTTGAACGACCGGACGCCGTCGGCAGAGAGGAAGATGACGGCATTCCCACCCACGGCCCGCACCGTCCGCCCCGCAAGGCATGGAACCTCCTCGACGAGATCGAGGAACAGGTTGCTTTCGTTTCCGGCAGTTGGGTCGCCGAGCACGGCACGGTAGATCGCGCGGGTCGTGAAGATGTAGAGCGTCTCATGTACCGGGATCATCGCGATGACCTGGCCGAGCTCGACGCGTGCCTGATTCACGCTGGGCCACGTCTGCCAAAAAGCACCGGGCGCGCTCCAGATGATCTTCGTCGGATCACCGGAGGGCCCGCCGATGAAGACGCGCTTGCCGAACATCGCCATGCACTTCGGCTTCGGCGGGAGATCCGTCTCGGTCCCGATGTCCGCGTACCGTTCGTCGGTCGACACGGGAACAAGGCCCTGAGGTCCGTCGAGGGAGATGACCGTGTAGCCCTGCGACCCCAGGCTGGCTAGGATGGCGTCGCTGGCGGGGATGTACTGGGCGACTACGTCGTCGTCCGCGAATGCCTGGGGCACCCCGGCGCCAGAGAGGGGGATCGTCTGTGTTCGGCGGCCAACGTCGACGACCGACCACACGCGCGACGGCGTCGTGTATGAGGTGAACTGGAACGCGAATGGGCCCCGGCCTGCCCTTGTCGTCGGGGAGTAGACAAGGTTCGCGGGTGGCGCGTCGGACGTCTTGATCGCCTGCGGAACCAGTGGCTGGTCCATCGACGTCCCGAATGCGCCGGCCGTCGCTGCGCGCGTCATCCTGATCCAGTACGCGGAGCCGGCGCCGAAGGGGTCGGAGAGCCCCCACCCGAACGGGGCGATGAAGGTGAACTCGCTGTCGAGGCCAGCCCTGAAGAGCCATCCATCCGTCTGCGGATCTGGCGTCTTCATGACCTCGAGTGCGTGCCAGGCGCTGTCGACGCCAAAGAACTCCCACGTTGCGCCACCGTCGCAGAAGTCGTCGACGCCGCCGGTGATGCGGAACGCGATCACCGAGTCGGGCGTCGGCGTGTCGATGGGGTTCAGGCCCCACGCGCCAACCGTCGCCGCCGTCATATCGAGGGGGGAGCGGAACCCCCCGCTGGCGACGCCGGTGGGGACCAGGCGCATGAGCGGCATGCCGCCGCGCCTCGTCATGCAGAGCCCGTTGCGGGGCTCCATGTTGAGCATCGAGATCATGCCCGTCGGCTTCCCCTCGGCAGGCTGCGTCTGCAGCCCGCCAAGGAGCGGCAGGGGGCCGATCCGACGCTTCACGGATCAGCCCTCGGTCTTCGGGGCGTCGGTCTTCGCCGATGCCTTCTTCGCCGCGGCGGCCTCGAGCTTCTTGATCGTGATGTCGCGGTCGGCGATCTCACGCTTCTGCTGCTCGATGGTGGCGAGGAGGTCGACGACGCGGCGCTCCGACGCCTCCGCTCGACGCTGGTGCGCCTGGGCCTCGACGCGGGCGGCGTCGAGCTCGGTGGAGCGGGTGTCGCGCTCCTTCTCCACGGCGTTCTTCTGGGCGAGCACGATCGCGATGGCGTCGGCCTCGTCGGCCGCCTGGTCCGAGCTCACCTGGAAGAGACCGCCGAGGCCGCGGCCGGTGAGGGCGCGCAGCTCGTCGTCGGAGAGGACGCGCTTGCCGCCGATCCGGCAGAGGCGCGTGGCACCCCCGTACGTCCAGCGGACCGCGTTGGCGGCGGCCTTCGTCTCGACGGGGACGACACCCTGCTCGGGGTCGACCTCGTTGATGTCGATGTCACGAGGGTCCTCGTTGCCCTTCGTCAGGAGCGCCACGAAGATGTTCTTCGTGGCTTCGGGGATGTTCGCGACGCAGATGACAGACGGCATTGTGACCTCACACCTCGCGCACGGTGCGCGGGCCTTGCTTCGGGGAAACGGCGGCCCACTGGAGGAACTTCTGCCAGCGTCCGTTGAACTCTCTCTCGAGACTCGCAGGCGTGCCCGTCTCTCGCAAGAACCGCAGGGCCGTCTCGAGGGCGATCGTGCCGTGGTGCTCTTCGGGGATCAGGGTCGGCGAGTTGTTGTCGTCGGTCGTGTTGACGAGGTCGGCGAAGGCGGCGATGTACCTGATGCGCAGCGTGAGGCCGAACGTCGGTGTCGGCACGACGTAGATCGAGGACTGTCCCTCGATGTAGTAGCCGTAGCCGCTCCACGGGGCGTCGCTGTCGAGCACCGGGAGTTCACCGTAGCGGAGCGCCGCCTGGTTCTGTGACAGCGTCATCGCGCGCAGCGGGTCGTAGCGGAGCGGGGCGACGATGTTGACCTGGCGCTCCACCGTCGAGATGTCGCGGCCAATGACGCCCGCCGGCAGCGCCATCGACTCAGCGTTCGCCGTGTACGTCATCGTCGTCGACGTGAGGATCTTCGCGTTGTCCAGACGGCTGATCTCGTCGAGCATGTCGCGAATGACCTCGGACATGCGGTCGTAGATCGTCTGGCCCGAGATGGTCGAGCCCGTGCCGGGCGTCTCGGCGGCGCCCGCGTGGTACTCGGCCATGCGCTCGATGACGCGCGATCGGATCGCCGAGTACTTCAACCGGCCTCCTCGCCTCGAGGAACCTGGTGGAACTCCTTGAAGCCGGTGCCGTCGGTGATCGCGGTGTGCGAGTAGCGCAGCGCCTTGGCCGCGCGCTTGTGGTCGCCCTCGTCGGTGCCGGCGAGCGCCTTCGTGAAGACGCCCGCGATGTGCTCGATCTGCCTGGCGTCCTCGGCCTGCTCGGCGACCGCTGCCGCGTACGCGGCGTCGGCCTCACGCATGAGCCGGTCCTTCTCGATGTCGCCGGTGTTGTAGCGGATCTCGAGGCAGACGTTGGCGAACTCGTCGATGATGCGCGTGTCGAGTGGCATGTACGGGTGCTCGTTCCCCTTGTGCGCCGTCATCTCGTCGTACGCCATGAACACCGTCTGCCACTGCCCCGCGTCGTTGAGTGCCTGGATGCCCCAGCACTTGTACTTCTGCATCCAGTACGGGCGGTGCTTGCGGCCGACGCGGTTGCTGATGACGTCGAGGTGGTAGGTGAAGCCACGATCGACGGGCGGCGCGCACGTCGGGTTGGGCCCGGCGAGCTCGACGTTCTCCCAGCGCTTCGTCCTCGGGTTCTGGCGCAGGGGCATCAGATCACCGCGCCGGGTAGTCGAGGTTGTCGGTCGACTTCTCGTCGACGATGTACGAGATGCCGACTCGGTCACCGGAGGCGATCGCCGAACCGCTGAACGCGGCGGCGAGCACGGCATGGTTGGTCGTGTCGAAGCGCGTGCTGTCGAGGGGGGTGATCGCGGTGACCGTCGTGCCGTTCTCGAGCTGTGCCTGCTGGATCTCGTGGCAGTCAGCGGACAGCATGAACGGAAGACCGCACTTGTCGCCGTCACCGACGGAGACGGTGTCGATGCCGGCGTCGCCGACCGTGAGCGTCACCGGCGTGATGCCCTCGAGGCGCCCGAAGATCTTCGTGCCGACGATGCTTCCGGCGCCGGTCTGGGACCCGGAGGCGGGGAGCCGCTCCGTGATCGGGCGGCCGAACTGATCGAGGCCGCGCGCGATGAACGCGGAGACCGAGTTGTTGTTCGCGTCGACGAGCGTGAGGACGATGTTTCGGCCAGCCGGATTGATGATCGGCTTCGTCGTCATTGCCTTCTCGACGCCCACCGTGAGCGTCGAGAGCGCCGTCGCCGCGAGGTACCGCGTGGTGCTCTTGATGGTGAGCGCAGGCGTGAGGTGGTGAAGCGTCCTCATCGTGGAACGCGGGTCGATCTTCTTGCGGTTGGTCATGGCGGGGCTCCTGGTGTGAGAAGGGGGCCTGCGGACGGCCCCCTTCGTCTACGTCACGTTGCGGTCTGCGTCAGCCGGTGAAGGCAGAGGTGAGGCCCGAGAGGCGGCCGTCGAGCCACGGCTCGTCCTTCTTGAAGTTGCCCACGGCCTGGAGCGCCATGTAGTAGACGGGCTTGCCGGCGACCTGGCGCAACTGGAGACCGTCGGCCGACATCACGCTCGGCGGGATGTCCCACATGACCTTGAGGTCTTTCTTGCGCATGAGCAGGGCGTGGCCGTACCACATCCAGTTCGTGCAGACCCAGGGGAGGAGCGTGTCGTTCCCGAGGAACGCCATCGTCACGTCCTTGAACCCGCCGACGAGCTTCTTCGCCTTGTCCTCCTGGACGTAGCGCTTGCCCGCCTCGCCCTCGGCGCCGGCGTAGTTGCTGCGCACGCCGCGCTCGGTGAGGAGCATGTACTCGTCCTCGATGTCCGAGTCGTCGGACCCGCGGCGGCGGTACAGCTTGTCGAACATCACCTGCAGGCGCTGCCAGGTGAGTTGGCGGCCCGTGGAGCTCAGGTCGGTCTGCGACTGGAGCTGCGGGTAGGTGGTCTTCGAGAGACCGTACAGCGTCGACGTCAGCGTGGTGTCGTCGATGAAGCTGAACAGGCCGTCGAAGCACTTCAGGGTCGCGAGCGCCTCGGAGGCCGCATTGCCGCCGCCGCTCGCCGTCGCGCGCGAGTTGCCCATCACGATGCCGTCGCCGGAACCGAGCGCGTTGCCCGCGCCCGAGGTAAGGTCGACGCCGAGGATGGTGATCGTCGGGGTCGCGCCGACGTCGTGGATGTTGCTGACGGCTCCGACCTTGAAGACCGACACGCCGACGCCGCCGCTGCCGACGTTGCTGTTGATCTGCGCGGTGCGCAGGTTGCTCATGTGCGTCGCGCGGATGAAGCTGATCTTCATGTTCTTGTAGAGGCGCGCGTTGCCGTACACGCCGCGGACGCCGATCGTGCTCGCGGGCTGCAGCGTGATCGTGGTGTCCGTCGAGAACGAGGCCGACTGGATGACCCCGAGCAGGCCGGTGCGGTCACCGAGCAGCATGAGCTCGAGTTGCATCTTCATGTTGTCCTGCATCTCCTTCACGTGGCGCGCGAAGCCCCAGCCCTTGAAGAATTCGAAATCCTTGTGCGCATCGGCCATCTGCTGCTCGGTGAACGCGACGTCGGCGTACGCGTAGGAGCGCGGGAGCGAGAACTCGTCGGTCGACACGCGATCGATGTCGTCATTGGTGCCCGCGGTCGTGGTGTCGAGGCCGGGCAGGAAGCCCGACTCGTCGCGCACGCCGAAGTTCATCGAGCGGTCGAGCACCGCCGGCCAGATCAGCGAACGGCCGCCGAGAGGCTTCCGAAAGCTCCGGTCCTCCTCGAGCATGTCGAGCAGGGCGCTCTCCTTGCGGATGAGCTCCTTGACCTCGTTGCTGTAGTGGTACTTGAAGCCCTTATCGAGGGCCGAGAGGGACATCGGATTGACGGTCATGGCGGAACCTTGCGCTCTCCCGACGCGTGGTCACACCCAAAGAACTACCTGAGCGCGCGCTGCGCCTCCTCGAAGACGTTGGCCATCGCCGCATCGAAGCCCCGGGGCTTCGAGGCCTGCGGCTGCGGGGGCGTGCCCGGCACGGTGTTCTGGCCACCGCCGGCACTGATCGGGGGCGCGCCGCCGCCGGCGACGACGCTGAGCGCAGGGGCCGCACCAGCCTTGGGCGGCGGCGGGTGGAACGAGGCGAACTCCTTCGCCACGGCGGCCGTCGCCTGGCGCCACTCGCGCTCGCCCCATCCCTGCGTGATGCCCGCGGCATGCGCCGCGGACAGCGTGCGGTCGATGTACGCGCGAGCGAACTGCGCGCTCGGCGTCCCGGCCTGGTAGCCACCGCTCACGGCGGCCTCGTCGAGAAGCGACTCGTAGCGCCGGTTGGCCTCGGCGACCTGGCGCTCCTGGATGATCTGCTGCTGGACCCGCTGGGCCTCCTCGCGGGCGTAGCCGCGGGCCTCCTGCCGGGCGAACTCGCGCTGCTTCGCGAAGAGGTGATCCATCACCTCGGCCTGCACGCGACGGTCGTACGCGGCGGCGTCCTCGCCCTGTCGCTGCATCGGCACGCGGAAGTCGGCGAGGGCCTCGTCGACGGTCGGCGGCTTCGGCGGCGGCGGCGCCTCCACGCGCGGGCGCGAGGCCTCCTGCATCTGCGACCACATCTGCGCCTGCTGCGCCTGCGCGTGCGCGAGGCGCTCGAGCGCGAGCTCAAGCTTGCTCGGCTCGGCGGGAGCAGCAGGCGCAGTCGACACGGGGGTCGGCACGGCGGGTGGCGTGGTGGATTGGGTCGGGGTGGGCGCGGACGCGAAGCGACCCTGCTCATCCCTTGAACGATCAACGCTGCTGGGTTCGGACTTTGCCGCCAGATCCGGCGGCGGTGTTGCCGCGGCCGGCGTGACAGGGGCGGCGGGCGTCTCGACGACGGGGGCGCTCGGGGCCAACTCGGTGTTGGCCGTGTCGAACACCTTCTTCATCGTGTCTTCGAAGCTCACGCTTGTGCTCCCTGTGGCTGCATCTGCCCGTCACCATGATCGCCGCCAGGGCGGGCACTGTCAAACGGGACGTTCGCGGTACCCGGCGGCTGCGGCCCGGGAGAGCCCGGTGGCGACGACGGCGGGGGCTGCGGCGCCATCGCGAGCGCGTGTTGCAGGCACGCCTGGTCGAGCTCCTCCGCGAGTTGCAGGTTGCCCATCAACTGCGCCTCGAGCGCGGCGCGGCGGTGGCAGCGGATGTGAACGGCGTGGTCGTGGCTCTGCTGCAACACGATGTGCTGCGCCAAGCCCCCCTGCATCGCGGCGTTCTCGGCGGCAGCGACGGACTCCTGGATGCGGTGGTCGTCGGCGCTGTCCTCGCCGAGGATGATGCCCCACTCCATCAACTGCATGCCGCGGTCGGGCGGGAGCATGCCGAGCTCGACGGCGCGGAACACCTGCTCCTGCCGAAGCGCGGGGCTGTGCGCGAGCGCAGACCCGATCTCACAGACAACGTCGACGGTGTCGAGGATGTCGCTCGACATGAGGGCCTGCACCTCGAGCTTCGTCGCGCCGCCAGCGACGCGCGTGATGCGGATGTCGGCGGGGTTGTAGTTCTGGATCGCGATGATGCACGCCGTGCGCGCGATCTCGCGCCAGTTCTCCTCGTCCTCGAGCATGATGGGCCCGTGCACGGTCTCGGACTGCTCGGCGAGGAAGTGCAGCGCCTGGAAGGCCTCGACGTTCGGCGGTGCCTTGCCCTGATCGATCTCCTGCAGGCCGGCGAGCTTGGGGATGTTCTCCTCCTCCTGCTCGACGAGGCGCACGTAGAACTCGGGCATCGCGGCGGGCTGCTGCTGGCGCGGGGCCTCGGTGCCGGTGAACTCGATCACCTCGCCGACCTCGTCGGTGATGGCGTCCTTGTCGATGGTGCCCTTCTCGACGAGCCACTTCACGTACGCCATCGTCATCATGTGGCGGTGGAAGTTGTTGCGCGCGCGGTTGATGAAGTCGTTGCACGCGATCATGTCCATCGCGAGGCCAGCGCTCCAGAACTCCTCGGCGCACGGGCGCAGGCGGAAGTGGTGGATCGGGATGCGGCCGAGCTTCTCCTTCGTCTCGCCCCAGCCGCTCTCCCAACCAAGGGAGCCGGGCGCTGGGTACACGAGTTGGTTCCCCACGACGATGGTGATGCGCGGCCGCTCACTGTTCGGGAGGGGCGGGAGCCACTTCTCGATCACCCACACCATGTCCTTGTTCACGTCGTCACTCGAGATGGTCTGCTGACGAGCGAACTTCGCGAACTGGCTCTCGCCCTCGCGCATCTCCGGGGTGCTCTTGAGCGTCTCCGGGTCGAGCTTGTACTGCGCGGCCGCGCTCTCCTTCGAGAGGCGGAAGGCGTGGAAGCAGCCGTCCTCGATCTTCTTCACGCCCTTCAGGGGCCAGATCTCCCACGGGGAGACGGGCTTCACCACGGCGTCGCCGAGGGGCTTGCGGCCCATGTTCTTCTGACCGGCGCCGTCGCAATCGGAGCACGGCACCGACGCGGGCTGCCCCATCATCATCATCTGCTGCCCGAGCTCGGGCGGCATCGGCATCTGGCCCGCGCCGGCGCACGTCGGGCACGGGCGAATGTCGTCGGTGAATGGCGGGATCGTCGCGTCGTAGTACTCCTTCACGAAGCCGTTCCCGGTGAGGGCGCGGTCGAGGAAGAGATCACGGCGCCTCGAGGTGAGCTTGCTCTGGAGCCAGATGTGGCGTGCGAGGTCGCGCATCGCTCGAGCAGCGAGTCGATCGTGCTCGTCCTGCGTCGCAGCTCGGGCGTCGAAGATGGGGCGCGCGCGCATGTGCTTCGCGACGACGAGGTCGATGGTGCGCCCGATGAAGTTGATCGGGCGCGTGCGGCGGTGGCGACGGTTGTACGTCACCTGGTACACCTGCCCCTCGGCGCGCGTTGCGCTGGCGTCGAAGAAGACGGTGGTGTTGCCGTGGTACCACTGCCACGCGACCCACCACTCGTAGTCCTTCGGCAAGCGCAACGTGCGCGCCGCCGTGAACTCTGCGTGCACCTTCCCGACAATGCCAGACGCGACGTCGTCGCTGGCGTCGTCGATGGTCAGTTCCGGCGAGCCGGAGCTCATCGACATCGCGTTCGGGATTGCAGCAGAGACCACGGATCACCTCTGAGGGGGCTGGAAGGCGGCTCCCGAGAAGGCGGCGCTGTCAGCGAGGATCTTCGTCACGTCGACTGCCTCCCGCTCCTCACCGTCGTCGTCGTGGAAGAAGAAGCTGGAACCAGGGCCCTCGCCGTCGGGAGAGACTTTGTGTGCCCCGGTGGGTGCCGGCGCTGCGCTGACTCTGGTTCCAGCGCGGTCGAGCGTAGCAGCAACCCGCAGCGCTTGTGGAGAGACGATTGCCATCTGCCGGTCGACGAGCTTCTCGAGCAATCGCGTGTTCGACTGCAGAGCACGCTCGAATGTCTGCTGCTGGTTGATGAGCGTCTGCAGCATCATCTTCGCCATCATCTCGTGCTGCTTCGTCATCTCACGGAGTGCGGCTCCGACATCACTTCCACTGCTCGCGTCCTCGGTGACTGCGCGCAGAAGCTCTCCCAACTTCTCGTTCATGGATCCTCCAATGCGTTGATGCGTTGCTCCAGCATGTCCTGCCGGGTGTCTTTCTTCGCGTTCTCCTCGATTGCGAGCGCCCACGCAACCGTGTCGCGCACGAGCGGGACCTCCTTCTTCTCCTCCTTGCCCCAGTACACCGGCGAGAACATCGCCGCGTAGACGTACATGCACGACGACATGAAGCGGTCCCGCCCCTGTGTGTCGACGTGGCCGCGGTCGTCGACGACGAGCGTGGCCACCTCGTCGAGATCGTCGGGGGTGAGTTGGATGTCGCCCTCGCGCGCGAGGGTCTTCCACGCCGACAGCATCACCGGCTTCGTCGACGAGTTCGTGCTGATGCCGAGGGAGTGCTCGGTCTTGAACCGCGGGTCGTCGACGACGTGGCGTCGGTACATGCGGCTGTTTGGGTACGCGTCGCTGCGATCGCCGGTGGCGCCGCGCTTGAGCCACTTTCCGAGCGCGCGCCCGGGCCCCGTCCGCTCCCAGACGAGCATCGCTGCCATGCGGTCCTTGCCCTTTCCGACGGAGAAGAACCACCCGAGGCGCCACATCAGGTCAGCGAGCTCGTCCTCGCCGAGTTGCCCGTGGAACTCGGCGCAGATGCGGCCCTTGCGATCACCGTCGCGGCCACTGCCGATGCGCTGGTAGACCTTCACGCACGACGCGTCGCCGCCGGTGCCCTCGCTGACGTCGGCGACGACCATGTAGTCGTGGTGCCAGTCGGGGAGGCGGTAGAGGACGAAGTCGCCAGCGCGACGTCGACGAAGCCACTCGTTGGAGTCCTCGCCCTCCTTCAGGTACAGCAGGTCAGTGCCGAGTTCGCGCCGCGGGAAGATGTCGCCGACGAAGATCGGGCGCAGTGTCCCATTCTCCATCTCGGCGTCGATGCGCTTGCGCAGGACGTCCATGAGCGCGGCCTCGATCCACTTGCCGAACGCGTGGAGCCACGCCTCGATCTGGTTGGCGGGGTGCTCCTGGCGGAACAGATCGACCTTGCGGCCACGCGACACCTCCGACGTCGCTGTCGCCTGCTTCTGGATCGTGCGGCGGCGCCACTCGAGTTGGTCGTTCGTCAGCCCGTAGCGGCGCTTCTCCTCGAGCTCGTTGCCGAACTCGCTCTCCGGGTCGCCGGACAACTGCATGTCGGGCGGCGCCTTGATCGCGTTTCGCTCGTCGAGGTACCAGGGTAGGAAGAGCGGCGTGTGCCCGTTCCATCCGGGCTTGCCCATGAGCAGGGCGGCCTTCCACTCGGCGTGCCAATAGGTGTTCGCACCGTGCGCCGTCGACTCGCGGAAGATGTACGTGCCGGGCAGCATCTGGATGGCGTTGACGACGGAGGTGTAGACGACCTCGGGGTCACACACCTCGTGCCACTTGCCGATCTCGCTGACATGCAGAACCTGCACCGGCTGGCCGGTACCGACGAAGTCGTTGCCGGCGGTCTGCACGTCGACGCTCGAGTCGAGGCCGAGGTTGCCCCTCTCGCGCTCGGCGCGCTTCTCGCGGAGCACGAGCTCGGTGCGCGTCGAGTACTCGGCCGCGGGCCGAAGCTCGCTCGGCAGCCATTCGTGGAGGTCACGCAGGTACCGGAAGACCTTCCTCGTCGTCTCCTTGTCCTGTGCAACCTGCAGTGCCGCCTGTCGCTCGTGGAAGCAGGTGATCCACCCGACGATCTGCGTGAGTTCCCACGAGAAGCCGCCCTGACGCTCCTTCAGGAGGTCGAGGCGAACGGGCTTCTTCTCGTGCACCAGGCGCATGAAGCGCCAGGCGAGGATGAGCTGCGACACCGTCGGCGTCGCCAGCAGCAGGCGCCGTGGCGGGTCGCGCTCCTTGTAGAAGCAGAGGTGCCAGAAGAAGGCGATGAAGTCCTTCTTGATGTGCGCGCGGACCTTCTCCCACGCGATCTTTTCGGGCTTCGGTCCCTCCTTGCGCATCCACGCGAAGGCGGCCTTCACCTCGTCATCGGGCTCGTAGAACCAGTGCGGGAGCGCGAGCACCTGCTCGCGCTTGTCGCGCCAACTGCTGTCCTCGATGATGATCGGCCGCGACGTGTCGAACAGCCACTGCAGGTCGGCACGCGCCATAGATCACTCCACGACGGGAACGAGCTCGGCCGGCGCTGCCGTGTCGTGCATGCTCGGGGTCGGTTCCTCGACAGGTGCTGGCGGCGGCGGCGGCGCGGGCTCGTCGAGGACGGCCTTGCGGCGGGCGCCCGCCGTGGCGACCAGCACCGCGCGGATGATGTTCCCCTGCTGCGAGATGATCTTCGGGTCGTTGCTCTGCATGGTGAGCAGTTCGGCCGCGCGCGCGAGGGCGAGGTCGGCCACGCTGCCGAGCTTCGTCGTGCGCCGCTTCGGGTCGCGCGTCCAGTCGTCGAACGACGAGCTCTGCATCCACCCGTCGAGGATGACCCGGGAGACGCCGAGGATGTGCGCGGCGGCGGGGACGTTGAACGCGGTCGCCGCCCACGCGAGTTGGACGAAGCCGAAGATCTCGTCGCGGGCGCCGGGCGGCCAGAGGGCGGGCTGGTTCACGTCGATGCCGGCGGTCGACAGGTCCGTCATCGTCGCCAGCAACTGCTCGCGGATATGGGCGTCGGAGAGGCGCTCGATGCCGGTCTTCGTCTCGGGGCGCGGCCCACGCTGGCGGGTCTTGGCGTCCACGAGGCGGTTGATGCGGGCGGCCACGGCGGGCAGCGAGGTCACGATGTCGTCGTCTTTCATCTGGCCCTCTTCCTCTTCGCCCGAAGGTACCAGCTGTCGTCGTACGGAGAGATCCCGTAGCGGTTCGTGTAGAGCTTGATGGCGACGGGCGTCATCATCTTACCCTTGATGGTGTGCCAGAAGCGCGATCTCTCGGCGTCCTTCATCTTCTGGCTCGGCCCGGGCTCACCGACGAGCAGCACGAGTTCGCGGCTGGTGTCCACGGTCGGCGTCTTGCCGAACGAGAAGCCGCACTCGCACCCGTCGGCGCCGGGGGCACAGAGACGCAAGCACGCCTCACAGAGGCGGAAGTGCTCCGACTCCTTCGTGAGGCGCGCCTCGTTGACGCGCTTCTGCTTCGGGCGCCCGCCGGCGAGCGTCACCGGACGCAGGGCAAAGGGGTGCCCGTGGCGCAGCGCGTTGTTTCCGTGGTCGAGCACGATCGCGCGGTCCTTGCCCGGGGCGGCGCGGAGCCCGCGGCCGACGGCCTGCAGGTAGAGGCGCTCGCTCTTCGTGGCGCGCGCGAGCACGACGCACTCCACGACGGGGGCGTCGAAGCCCTCCGTGACGATGCCGACGTTGGAGACGACAAGGGTCTCGCCGGTGCGGAGCCGCTCGAAGATGGCGTCGCGCTCGTCATCACCCGTCTCGTCGTCGACGTGCTCGGCGGCCACGCCCGCGCGGCGCCACTGATCGACGAGTTCGAGGCTGTGCTTCTTGCTCACGGCGAAGCAGATCGTGCGCAGCCCGGGCGCCTTCTTCTTCCGTGTCTCGACGACGTCGGCGATCAGCGCCGTGGAGGCGAGGTCGAGCTCGGCCTGGTTGAAGTCGCCGACGCTGGTCCCGATCTTGTCGAGCGCCGGCGCCGGGCCGCAGTAGATCTCGGGCTCCACGAGCGGGAGCCCGGGGCCGACGAGAGAGCGGGCGGCGGGACCCTCGACGAGGGCGTCGAAGAACGGCAGCCCGGTACCAGTCTGGCCCCACGGCGTGGCCGACCAGCCGATCACGACGGCGTCGCCGAGGTAGTCCATCACGCGCTGCCACGTCGCAGCTGTGACGTGGTGGGCTTCGTCGACGAACGCGAGCCGCGGCGGCGGCGGGAGGTCGGCCTCGCTGTACACGCGCCCCTTCTCCTGCATGGATAGGCGGCGTGCGATGGTGTCCACGGACACGACCTGGCAGATCGCGTCGGGATCTGTGCTGGAGCCCGCGCGGAGGATCCCGGCGCGGACGCCCTGGCCGGCGAGGCGCGCGTGGGCCTGCTTCGCGAGCTCGGCGCGGTGCACGATCACCCACTGCGACGACGCCTTCGCCTGCGCGCGCTCCGAGAGCGCCGCGATGCAGGTCGTCTTGCCGTAGCCGGTCACAGCTCGGACGAGCGGGCGGCGCCGGCCGCCGCGCAGGACACCCTCGAGATCTGCGACCACCTTCGCCTGATCTGCCCGAAGCTCCTGCCTCACGAGCGCCCCACGAGGGCGCGCCACCCCGGCAGTTGGACGTGCGGCCAATCCCGCTCCGTGCCGATGTTCACGCGCTCGAGCGACAGGTCGCGGGCCGCCTGCTCGAGGTCCGCCCATGCCTCCGTCGCCGCGCGCGTGCGCCGCTCCCAGAGGTTCGGGATGCCGGGGTGGGCGTCGTCGGGGACGGTGTTGACCTCCACGAACCGGGGGTCGAGGACGAGGTCACAGGCGAGGGCGGGGTGGAAGTTGTGCGGGCTCTCGCCGAACTTCGCGAAGGACGCGCCGCGCTGGAGCGCCGCGGCCTGCTCGACCGGGCCACGGTACCCGCAGTATGGGGTGAGGCGGCCACCGGTCATCACGACGATCTGCTGGACCTTCGCCTGGAGGATGGGGTGAAGCTCGGCCAGGACGCGCGGCTTCTTCAGGTCGAGGTCCCGACACGTCGCATCAAAGTGCAGTGGCTTCACGCCCGTCCTCCGTTGCGCGATGAGTCACGCATCTGTGCTTGTCTTTTCCCATGAGTAAGCGTAGAGGTCAACGCCCGCATGGCGCGAAATGAGTGGACAAGCGCAGATCTTGGCATCGCGATGGAGCGCGCAGTGCGCGCCAATGCAAAGAAGGTCCGTCAGATAGGCGACTGGATACATTGCAATGGGTTCTGGCGTGAGGGCCGAAAGCAGAATGTATCGATCAACGTCGCTCATGGATCATTCAAAGACCACAAGACAGGCAAGTCGGGGGGTGCTGCAGTGTTCGCTCGTGAGGCGTTCGACATGGGGCTGCCTGAGTTCATGCGGCAGTTCGGTGCAGGTGTCACAGGTGTCGTCCTCCCTGAGCGCCCCCCTGATCCGGGGAGAGAAGACCTCCACATCGTGTGGGAGGACCTCGTTGCGCGCATGCCGCGCGACCGCGCCGACGCCGCCGCGCGGTGGCTGACGTCGAAGAGGCACTTCCCGCGCGAGGTCGGCCACATCGTCGACAGCGGCTTCGTCACGCTCAACGCCTCGACGCTGACGTCGTGGCCGATCGACATCCGGCCATGGATCGCCTGGCGGCTGCAGGAGTTCGGCACGACGATGGGCGTGCCGATCCGCGACGCCGAGACCGGCCTCGTCTGCAACGTCCACCTGCGACCGATTCTGACGCACGGCGCTGACTCGCGACGCTTCATCCCGGGCTGCTGGGCGTGGTCTCCGACGAAGGCGCCGCGCGTCTACGGGCTGCCGGCGCGCGCGCTCGACGCGGACCTGCTCGTCGTGGTCGAGGGCGCCGTCGACCAGATGGCGGCCGAGTTGTGGGTGCGCGACACCCCGGGCGCCTCCGTGATCGGCTGCCTCCATGCGGCCCAGATGGCCGAGCTCGGGCGGTGGCTGCGCCGGCGCGCGCGCGGGCGCACCGTGATCGTGCCGCACCTCGACAGCAACAAGGAGGAGGCGGGCCCGCGGGCGGCGGCAAAGCTCATGTCCGAGTTGCGCGCTGCCGACATTCCGGCCACCTTCTTCGACTGGGATCGCTTCATGGGGGTGCTCGGCGTGACAGCGAAGGATCTCGGCGACGTCCTCCATGTTGGCTTCCACAAGGCGGGCTCCGCGTTCCGCGACGTCGTCGGGGCGGTGGCGTGAGCGACTCCATCAACAAGGCGCTCGAGGCGAAGGTGCTCGAGCTGGCCTCCGTCGAGAAGCCGCCCGCCCGCGAGAAGACCTTTCAGCGTGGGGATGACGTCGAGATCGCTGCCGACGTCGTCGGCGTCCTGCAAAAGGACGCTCCCTGGGTGCACAGCGCCGAGCAGTTCTGGTCCTACGAGAACGACAGCGGCGCGTGGGAGCCGCAGCACACCGAGGACATCCGCGCCCTCGTCATGACCTACGCGGGACGCAAGGTCTTCGCCGGCAAGGACAAGGCGGGCGAGGACATCACGCGGGCGCTGAAGCTCAACAGCGGGCGCGTCGAGGGGACGGTGAGGTGCGCGCAGACCCTCCTTCACCAAGAGGGCTACTTCGACCAGGCGCCGCCGGGCATCGCGTTCAAGAACAGCTTCGTCAGCATCTCCGACGTCGGGGAGATCATCCAGATCGCCCACGGGCCCGAGAACCGCGCGCGCTTCTCGCTGCCCTATGCGTACCGCGAGCACGGCTGCCCGCAGTGGCGCGCGTTCCTCCGTGACCTCTTCATCGCCGACGAGGACATCCTCGAGAAGATCGAGTGCATCCGCGAGTTCGTCGGGCTCTGCCTGCTCGGGCGCATCGTCCCCTTCGAGAAGTCGCTCATCCTCTTCGGCGCCGGCAGCAACGGGAAGAGCGTCCTGCTGCAGACCATCCTCGACATCTTCCCCCCGAAGGCGCGCAGCTCCGTGCCACCGCAGATGTGGATGGAGGACTACCACCTGGCACGCCTCGACGGGTCCGCCATCAACGTCGTCTCCGAGCTTCCGCAGCGCGAACTGCTCGAGAGCAACAGCCTCAAGCAGGTGATCTCCGGGGACCTCGTGACGGCGCGGCGTCCTCGAGAGAACCCCTTCGACTTCCGCCCGCGCGCGGGCCACATCTTCGCGAGCAATCCACCGCTCCCGCAGGTGAACGACTTCTCTCCGGGCTTCTGGCGACGATGGACGCTCATCGCCTTCAACCGCGCCTTCACTGGCGGCGAGGCCGAGGCGAAGGAGCGGCTGCTCGCGAAGCTCAAGGAGGAGATCCCCGGGATCGTCTACTGGGCGATCGAGGGTGCGGGCCGGGCCATCCGACGTGGCTCACTGCAGACCGTGAAGTCGTCGACGGCCGCGCTCGATCGCTGGCGCAAGGGCAGCGACCAGGTGGCGACGTTCCTCGAGGAGGAGGTCGTCGAGAGCAAGGACGCCGAGTTCAGCGTCGACGACGTGTACCGCGGCTACCGCTCATGGTGCGCGCGGAGCGGCCACAAGATGATCGGGCGGACGCGCTTCCGCGAGCGCCTCGAGGCCCTCAACGTGAAGGCCTCGCAGGATGCCGCGGGGAGGTGGTTCGTTCCGGTGAGGGTGAGGCCGCAGGCCTACGGCAGCGACGACTGAGGCTGCCGCCTGGCTTGGGTGGTATTCGAATCCACTCGTCACAGAGGTGGTCCGGGTTAGCACCCGGACTGGTCCACTGTTCCGGTTCCAGACTACGTCCTGCGCGGCCAAGCGCAGGCGCATCACGAGCTCCAGCGGCATCCCGTGTATAGCGTCAGTCGTCTCTCGAGCGCAAGACGGGCCCGCCGAACTCGCCGAGCTCGGCGAACGCGAGTTCTGCGTCATGGCGCTGCTTCCCCAGCAGCATCAGGCGCGAACTCTCACGTGGGATCCTCAGGCGCTGCCTGTGCATGAGGATGAAGTCGATGGCCATGAAGGCTGCGTCCGTCTCCGGGATGAACCCATAGCGCATGGTTCCATCGCCCGCCATGACGAGGTCGCTCCTGACCGCATTTGCGAACCACCGTTCGACATCGCTCATACGGGCCACAGGATGTGGCCTCACGACATCGCATACGAGTTTGATCTCCTCTGGCGACACGAGGAAGAGGAAGTCCCAGGTATTGGCGTACGCCTTCTGAGGTGCGTGCTCCTTCTCAAGGAGGTGACGTTCGACCCTCTTCGCGCCAGTGAACAGGTACTTGTTGAAGGTCTTCTTCTGCTTGCTGTTGTCGAGCACTTCCTGCGACGTCATCCACAGGAGCCTGCAGACGGAGCACCCGTGCTCCCTGAACACTGGCGCCATGCACGGTTCGCCGTCGGGCTTGATCTCACCGCAGTGCCGCCACTGCATCACACGTCCACATGCTCATCGGGGCCGGACGCGATCTCGACGAGGTCGGCGGCCTCCTTCTGCAGCTTGGCGGCCTCCTCCTTCCATCCGGTGATCTGCACGTCCGTCACCGGCTGGCCGTCGTCGAGCTGGAGGTAGTCCTTCGCCATGCGCTCGAAGTGGGCCGATGCCGCAGCAAGGGCCTTGATGAACCCGATCACCGGGATCTTGCCGCCCTTCGTCACGTAGCCGTTCGAGCTCAGGACGTGCAGGACGTCCGTGGAGGCCTGGAGCATGAGGATGTCGTCCTCGCCGACCTCGTCCCCCATCAGAGCCCGGATGAAGGCGCCAGGCTGCTCGGGCTCCCGTGAGAGCGCGAGCGCGCGCACACGCTCCGAGGCGACGGCAAGCCCGGCCTTGGTGAGGTTGGCGGCCATGTTGTAGTAGGCCTTGTTCCGCTCGGCGAGCTGGCGCTCGTAGATGTCGCTGTTCTTCATCGTGGTCCCTTCCACCCTCTGTTGAGGGGCGTGAGTTTCTGTCGGCCGACGTATCCCGCGTCCTTTGGGCAGCCGTTTGGGCAGATGAGGAGCGGCTCAAGTTCGACCGAGTTGAGTCGTGAGGTATCTCCGATGTCGCGCCACTGCCCGCAGTGGTTGCACCGGATGATCATGATCCGTGGTTCCCAACTGCCCCAGTTGCCATCCGTCACGGCGCACCTCCATCGACGACCCGAGGCGCGAAGTTCATCGCATCCGTCTTCTCGACGCCGGGCAGGTTGGCTGCGATCCAGCCGTCCACCATCGTGTGATCGACGACTTGTGAGATCGCTTCGAGGAACGCGACCTTCCCTCCCGCGATGAGGTCGAACGAAAACGAGATACAGACGGGTCTTCGATCGAGGCTGCCAATCTGGATCCAGAAGCCGCCCGGCAGTTGCTCCCAGGGAATGCCCCTGGCCTCGTGAAACTCGCGCCATAGCGCGAGATGCTCGTAAGTGGTGGCTGTGACGACCCGCGACACACCCTTTAGGCTCATGCCAACGTCGACGCTCATGGCTTCACCTTCAGCACGCGCTCGATGTCGGCATCCTCTGTCGGAGGTGCCTCGCATAGGCCCCACCGCATACACCCACCGCGCGGTGGGTCCTGCAGGATCGGGAACTGACGCCCGCCCTTGTCCGTCATCGCCCACGAAACGACATCGCGGATCTTGACGTAGCCGTCGCTGGCGCCGACTCCCGCGCGCCCCTGGAAGAACGTCCCCTGTGGGTGCTTGTATCGGTCCTCGTCGTTGCCGGCCGCGCGGTGCTCAGCATTCCGGAGCGCGCGGTCATCAGTGACCGCGCGCTCCATCCCATCGATCTCGTCGATGCGTTCGGGCGAACGCATGGCGAGTAGTCGGATTTCCTCTTTGCGCGAGAATATGCACGGGTAGCATCCGACGCGGTCGAATCCCGCGTGATAGAGCGGGTTCATAGGCACGCCGTGGCGACGGTGGATCTCGATGACGTCAGCGACAGTCCAGTCGAGGATCGGACGCCACACGTAGCCGCCCCACCCGCGCTCGCCCTCCGAATCGCGCGCGGGCTCGTCGTCAAAGACTGCCATCTTCGAACGGGACGCGCTCTCCTCGGCGCGCACACCCATGGCACACACCGTCTCCCTGCCGGTGCGGTCCTCGTGTTCGTCGTGGTATGCGCGCAAAGGCATGATCTTGAGCTCCTGCGTGCACCAACGCTGCATGCGCGCGGGGAACCCTGCACGATGCTTGATACTATCGCGCATGTCGCGTTTCGGTTTCACGACATCGATCGGCCCGATGAGTCTGCGCAGCGTATCGAGGTGTGCGTATGTCTCGGGTGCCTCCCATCCCGTGTCAGCGAACACCATACGGAATGGCACGTCGGCCTCACGAAGTGATAGCGCTAGCGCGGAGCTGTCCTTCCCGCCGCTCACGCTTGCGATGACGTCGCAGTCGGCCACTTCTGTGGGGACGATGATGCGCTTCACTTCCCACCACCCTTCAGCACGCGCTCGATGTCGCGAATGGCGCTACGCAAGACGGATGCCTCGGCGTCGTTGTTCCCGGCGAGATGGGTCAGCCGACCATGCGTCAACTTGAGCGTCGTGCGCATCTCCTCGTGCTCGCGGGCGTAGGCGGCGCCGACGTCGGTGGAGGCAAGGAGTGTACGCACCGTCACCGCATTCGGGCAGTCGCTGCCGTCGACGTCCTCGAAGACGCACGCATCTTCTTCGAGTTGCTCCCTCATCGCCGCCGCCGCAGCGGTTGCGCGGTCGCGCTCGGCGAGGAGTTCTGCGCACGACTTTGCCACCGCAAGGGAATCGCTCAACGCTGCATCCCTCTCCGCCGTCACGCGGGCGAGGTCGTCAGCCGCTGCGCGCATCTTCTCGTCAAGGAAAGACGCGGGGTCGTAGTCGCCCGCGAACGCCCTGTCCTCGACCCACCCGAGCTGAATCGCAAGCGCGTGAAGGCCCTGCGCCCACCCCGGCTTGTAGGTCTCCGTGATCTCCCGAAGATTGGCGCGAGCGCGGGCGAGGTCGGCGCGGAGCGCAGCGGCCTCGCAGCCGGAGCATATCGGAACTCCGTGTTTGCAGAACTTCGGTGGGATGGTGTCGTCGGTGGTGGTGGTCATGGGATCATTCCCCTCGCGTTGAGGTACGTCCGTTTGAAGATGAGCGCGCCGGCGAGGCCATCCCCGACGGGCATCAGCTTGCCCCACACATCGGCGGCGCTCGCGCGAAGCTCTTTGCTGGGCTGAACCATGTATACGACCCCCTGACGAGTGTCGGTCTTATTGTTCACGCGGTGCTGCCGAAAAGCAACCCCCAATGCCCGCATATTCCGAACGAACGGGATCCCAGTCATCTGGGGGGTCTTTCCCTGGATGACGCACCACGCGCAATACCACGCGTACAGCTCTCCGGCCCACGTCCCATCGGCCACAGCATCCACCACTTCGAGGTGCTCAAGGAGGAACTCCTTGGCATGCTCAGGGCTCTCATCGACATGCACCGGGATGAGGCGCGCCTCGAGCTCGGCGACCTTCTCCTCGAGTGCGGTCAGGCGCAGGGAAAACTCGTCCATCGTTCATACCTCAAGTAAGGGATCACGGGGTGGGGGGGGTATAGGCTGTACTGCACTGGAAATCAAGCCCTCTTTGGAGGTTACCCCCCCCCGGTACCTTGATCTCATACCCCCCCATACTAACTCTAATGTTTCTAGATACTTCCATCTACCTAGGGATTATACGGTATGCACCAGTCCGAACGGTTCGGTCACGGTATTTTCTGTGACGCACCGTTTCAGTGATCGAGTCGGTTTCCTATGCAGCAGCCGCTCCGAAAACGAGCCACTTTTCCGGGTTTGCACAGGGGAGGGAACCCATCCAGGCCGCCGGCGCATCGTTCCATTTGCCGGGGGGTGCATGCCCTCCGTTGCATGATGCGGCCTTGCTCTTGACGCCGCGTAGAGACCGGCCCTTGTCCGGCCAGTTATGTAGGTGCCTATTGCAACAGGGGTGCACGCTCGTCGGCTGCGGCAAAACGCCGCACCACACCCACGTCCCCTCTTGCATCATTCCACGCGTGACATCCGTCATCCATTCTGCAGATCTCGGGATTGACTCATGACCGGTCTCGGTTACACTTGGGATGCGGCGCTTTTGCCGTCAATGAGGTGCAACATGTCCCGTCGATTCTGCAACCCTGCTATGATCGCCCATGCCATGCGGCGTCCGCCTGCGGCGCGCGTCGGTTCGCGTGCGGCGGAATCTCTCATCGATCGCATCGAAGCTCGCGAGGCCATCGATGCGATCGTGGATGCCCTCGACTATGTGGATCTGGAGGATATGTCTAGCCCGGCGGCATGGGCGTTTGATGGCGAGGTGCTCTAATGCGTGCCCCTGATTCTATCACGATCAACGCGCGGCGATGGTTCGATGGGTGCGGCAAGGGAGGCGTTGCAGCTCGGCTGCACCATGGGAAGGTGGACGCATGAAACCGTGGCAACCTATCACCGCACCGTTGATCCTGTGGGAAGGTCCCTCGGAGATTGATGGCGCTCCCATCGTCGTGATCGCAACAGTCGACAGCGACAACCGTAAGACCGGTGACATGATCCAAACGTGGATCATGCGTCGGGATGTCGCGCCGCACGTTGCAGTGCGGACTGGGGAGGATGTCTCGATCTGCGGTGATTGCCCACATCGTCGCCAGCCTAACGGCACCCGAACGTGCTATGTGACAGTCCACAATGCGCCGCGTTCGGTGTGGGCGAAATATCGTCGAGGGGGCTATAAGCGCGCGACCGGTTGGCAGCTTGCCGCGATGCAGAGCATGAAGGTGCGCGCCGGGTCGTATGGCGATCCGGGAGCTGTCCCAGGGCACGTGTGGGCCCGCATCCTCGGGAGAAGGCACACCGGATACACTCACCAATGGCGACGTAGGCCGGACCTCATGGGGCTTGTCATGGCATCCGTTGACAGCCTCGAGGAGCACCACGACGCCACGCGCGCAGGCTGGCGCACGTTTCGGGTGACACCTCACGACGTGCTCAATCTTGAGGCGCGCGAGATTGAGTGTCTTGCGGAATCTCGCGGTCTCACGTGTGCGACGTGCAACGCATGCCATGGTGCGCGTAATGAGGCACCCTCGATCGCTATCCGCGCACATGGTGCTGCCAAGCGTTCGGTGGGCCTACCGATCATCCAGTAGCGGTTAGATGCTCGCCTGTAGCAGCGTGCCGCCATGCTGCTACCAGCGCGCACCCAAGCGCGATCGGAGGATAGAATGGCACCTAAGAAGGCACCTGGCGAACTTGCGCGCGGTCTCTTGCGCAAGGCTGGAGATATCACAACCGAACGTGGCGTCATTGCCGCAATGCAGGCCAACCATGACGAGAAAGCGCGCGCGAAACGTGCCGATGCTGCAGAGCGGATCGGCGTGGTCATCATTGCCCGGTTCAAAGCTGAAGCCGCGTTGCAAGGCCTGCGGCAAAAGGCGCGCGATGCGCTGCCGTCTGAGGTGTGGTCATACGAGGATCAGATCACGCGGGCACGGGAGACGTGCGACTATCTGCAGCTCCAGATCGGGCGCGCGATCGACGGCACGCGTTACCGCGCGGCCCTTGATCTGGGCGATGCTCCATGGAACCGCATCGCGGCATACGTGCTGCGGGACGTCGTCGAGGCCTACACCGGCCAACCGGCGGGCGTCGGGATGACGGTCCCGGGGTGGGAGTTGCGCGCGGCGGACCTCATCCGCGAGATCGAAAGTGCTCCGGGTATGGGCGTGCGATGACGATCACAGACCCGAGTCAAGAGGCACCGTGTGACGCGTGCGGTCGTATGATCCACGTAGGTCAAACCGTGCGGGTTTCTGTTGACAGCAGTGGCATCCATTGGCACTGTGCCGCGTGTGGGGCACGGGAGAGCAATGGAACGGGACATCAGCAGGTGCGAGACGTGCGATCGCGCGTGTACGGCAGCCGAGTGCGGTGACTGCGCGCGCGATAGGAAGGCCAGGCCCGGGGTCTGCCACAACTGTGGCCTGACCTGCGGGCCTGGTCGCGTTTGTGCCTCCTGTGCCCTTGAGCTCGCACGGGAGAGCGCGGAGGAGGCCGCCGTCGAAGCCGGGATCCGCGAGTACCTGGCGGGCACGGGCGTGCACCCGGCCCCTGTGAGCTCGTGGCGGCCACGCCGGACCACGCGCGCGTTCTGGGAGGGCACGTGAAAGCCAACCCCCACCTCGACTTCGTGCTGTGCTCCATCCCCACCACCACGTTCGGGGGGCTTGAGCCGTACACCGCGCCCACCGCCGCACGGGCACCCGAGGACGCTGTCATGGCGTCGCAGGTGCCGGACCCTGAGCCCATCCGCGGGCGCGTCGCCGAGGCCCACCGCTACGTGGGCGAGGAGACCCTGGCGCTTGTCGCCGGCGAGCTGTGGGCCGCGGACTACCGCACGAGCATCAGTATCACGCGCGGCCTGCGGGCGAACGGGCACCAGATCACGCACCGGCACGTCAACGCCGCGCTCGAGCGCCTGCGCGCCACGGGCAAGGCCACGCGCATCGTCAACAAAGACCGCCACCGCAACACGCGATGGCTCTGGAGGAAGAAGTGAGCGACCTGAGGGACATGGTGAGCCTGGCGACCCTGATGGAGGGCGGCATCGTCGAGCAGTTCGACGAGGCGCTGCGCCTAGCGGCCGAGAACTGCCTCGACCCGAACACGGAGGCCACGGCCACGCGCACGGTGAGCCTCACCGTGAAGCTCAAGCCGAACGTGAACCGCGAGGTGGTGGACCTCGACTGCCAGGTGGTGGCGAAGCCCGCGCCGGACAAGCCCGTGTCGACGACGCTGTTCCTCGGCAAGACGAAGCAGAACCAGGCCGTCCTCGCCGAGAAGAACGCACGGCAGAACGACCTCTTCAACCGCAGCCCGCAGGAGATCGCGGCGGGCCTGCAGGAGGAGATGCGTCGCAAGGGGCACAACGTCGTCGTGCTCCCCGTGGTCGACATCGTCACCGAGGAGAACGCCGGGCACGGTTGAAGCCCGCTCACGGCACGCGCCGTGAGCATGCACCGAGGTGCCGAGCACCCGTCCCCCCGAGGTCCCCACCAACGCACGGGCCTCGGTGCATGCTCACCGCGCAGTGACGCGCGATGGAGGCCACGATGATCAAAGAAGCCATCGAAACGATCCAGAAGCTCGCCGACAAGGGCCGCGCCCCGCCCGACATCAAGGTACTGGACGGCCGCACGCGCCAGTCCGTGGGTGGCGACGAGTACCTGCCGATCCCGACGACGCACGACGACCCCCTGCAGGTGTCGACGCTGTCGGCGATCATCGACTACCTGGCGGACAACCGCGACGCGCTGACCCTCGAGGACGTGAGCGTGATCGTCACCCCGGGCTCGGTGTTCGCTGTGACGCCTCCCGAGAAGGACGGCCACCGCACGGTCCGCATCTCGGCAGCCCCCGCGCTCGGCGACGTCGTGCAGCCGCACCTCGGCAAGTTCCTCGATCAGGAGAGCCTGATCGTGTGGCTGCAGACCGCGTTCCTGCCGTCGCCGGATCGCGCCGACCTGCTCAAGATGGTGTCGAGCCTGCAGGCCGAGTCGGTGCGCGCCGTCGGCGACAGCGGCATCGCACAAGAGGTCGTCGTCAAGACGGGCTCGGTGCGTGTGGGCAGCGAGGTTATCAAGAGCCCGGTGATGCTCATCCCGCGCCGCACGTTCGGCGAGATCACCCTCGAGCCCGAGGCCTTCATCGTGCGTGCGAAGGCGCAGGGCGCCGGCGGGCTGCCCGGCGTGGCGCTGTTCGCGGCCGGCGGCGACGCCTGGAAGCTCGACGCCGTGGCGAAGATCGCCAGCTACCTCAAGAAGAACGCGCGCCCCGAGCAGGGCTCCGAGTTGGTGCAGTGGGGGGTGCTCGCGTGACCGACAAGCCGAAGCACCCGCCGCTCGACGAGCCAGCGCGAGTGGAGCATGGCCAGGCCGCTGAGCGTTCATGGAGCGCGCTTGCCTCTCCGATCGCACCGTGGGAGCGGGCACCGACGAACCACCGCGGGCTCCTCGAGCGCGACATCGTTGCGCCGCTGCTCCTCAACGTGGAGAGCGGCCACCTGCTCGAGGCGGCGGCCCGGCGCCTCGCCGACGGCGCACACACGATCGAGGCGCTCCGTCGCGACGTTGCCTCGATGCGCGAGCACGCGGCGAACATGGAGCGGATGGCGCAGAACGAGCACGAGGCCGCGAGCAAGGCCGGGTTCGAACTGGACAAGATCCACACGCTCATCGACGGCCTTGTCGAGACGGCAGACCTCGAGCCGGTCGCCCTCGTCGTCGCCCGCATCGTCAACAGGTTCAAGGAGATGAGCGCACTGCTCACAAAGAAGGAGCTCAAGATGAAGAAGATCAAGGTGCGGCGGGGTGACCCGCGCGCGGCGAAGCCCATGCCGAAGGTCAAGGCCGGGGCACCGAAGAAGAAGCGGAAGTAGGACCGCGCAGCTCGGCGCTGCGCCGACGCCGTGAGCATCAACCAACGCGCATCGACGAGACCCTGCGCGCGCTCACGACGTCGGCATCGCGCCGAAGCGATGGAGGAAACGATGGAACCGATCATGCAGTTCTTCAAGTACGAGCACCTGAAGCCCGAGCTTCAGGAAGTGAGCAAGCCGTTCTGCCTGCTCGCCGAGCAGATCGTGAAGACGCTCCCGCGCAACGCGGAGCGCACGGTCGCCCTGCGGAAGCTGCTCGAGTGCAAGGACGCCGCCGTGCGCGCCTACATCGCGGAGATCGCGTGAGGGATCTCATCCAGAAGAACCGCCGGCACCCGAGCCTGCGCGTCGTGCCGCAGGCGATCGAGAACGGCGTGGCCCCCGCGCTGTCGGGCTTCCCTGTGTTCGCCGTTGGCGACCGCATCATCGAGACCGTGGGCATGACGGCGTCCGATGTGGGCGACGTGATCGGCGACGGCGTCGAGCTGGCCTACGCCTCGGCGCAGTCCCTGCGGATGCTGAGCCTGCTCGAGGCACTCGTCGACTTCCTGGAGGAGGCTGGTCTGCAGTCGCTGGCCCACGACATCGGCGCGAAGAGCGGCGTGGCCCTCGATGAGGCTGTCGCGAAGGCCCGCGACGTCATCAAGCAGGCGACCCCGCCGTGATCACCATCGGGTCGACGTTCTCAGGGATCGGTGGCATCGAGCTCGCACTCGAGCGCGTCCTTGGGGCGTCGACCCGTTGGCAGGTCGAGATCGATCCCTTCTGCAGGCGAGTCCTCGAGAGGCATTGGCCCCATGCACGACGACACGACGACATCCGCACCGCCGTCGACGCCGCCCTCGAGCCCGTCGACGTCATCTGCGGTGGCTTCCCCTGCCAGGACATCAGTGTCGCCGGGCGCGGGCTCGGCCTCGACGGGGAGCGAAGCGGGCTCTTCTACGACCTCATGGCGCTCGTTCGCCACCTTCGACCCCGCATCCTCCTGCTGGAGAATGTCGCAGCGCTCCTTGCTCGGGGACTCGGAGGCGTTCTCGTCGAGCTGGCCTCGTGCGGGTATGACGCGGAGTGGGACTGCGTACCAGCTGCCGCCGTCGGCGCCCCTCACCAGAGGGATCGCATCTGGATTGTTGCCCACACCCGCAGCGACGGAGGCGGGGTCCAACCAGAACGGCAGCAACAGCGACCGCCCAAGCGCGGGCACGCCGACGCTGTACACGCTCGCGAGACAGGGGCGCCTTCCGACTCCGACGTCAAGGCTGGGCGACCCGAAGCGCGGGATGCCGGCGACGGCGCGCTGGGCGAGCGGGCGCCGGAACCTCGACGACGCGATGATGCTCCCGACGCCGACGGCGAACCGATCGACGTGGCACAACTCGCACGGGAAAGAAGTCCCGACGCTGCATGCAGAAGCCGGCGCGCTCCCCACGCCGCACGCGCGCGATTGGAAGGGGGATGGCAAGGACTGCCTGCCCTCTGCGCTCGATGTTGGGGGGAGCCTCCATCCGCGATTCGTCGAATGGATGATGGGGTTCCCGCCGGGGTGGACCGACCTCGACGACGACGACCGGTGAACGACAAGCCGAGGCTGACGGCACTCGGCAACGCAGTGTGTGTCGACGCGGCGATGGTGCCCGCGATGCGCATCAAAGAGATCTTGGAGGGGCGACGATGAAGATCAGCGAGAAGGACATGAAGGACTGGCGCACCGGGCTTCACGCAGCGAACCCGGAGCAGGCGAAGGATCTCGTCGACATGCTGGACAAGGCGCGTCGGCAGCTCGAGCGCCTCTTCGGGGCCCTCGATGACGCCGACCCGGTGTGCGAGTGCGGCCCCAGCGGCGTGATGGTGCTCCTCGAGACGACGCGTGACACACTGAGCCAGGTGACTCCCCGTGGCTTCGTGGTCCTCGGCGAGAACGTCTCGCTGCTGTGGCCCGTCCTCGCGTTCGCGTCCATGCTCCTCGTGGGGCTCGCCACGGTGCAGGAGGAGCGCGAGGCCGGGCGCGCGATGAAGCAGTGCCGCTCCGACCTCGTTGATGCCGCCAACCTCGCCGAGCACGCTCTCGACGCGCAGGCGCAGTGCGCGGGCGTGCTGATGAGTTGCGTCGAGGTCGTCGCCCAGTCGCAGGCCTGCACATGCTGGATCGATTCAGGGAGCGCCGAATGAAGATCGGAATCGCCATCGACACCTGGAAGCTCACCATCTTCGAGGACGCCCTGAAGGCCGCAGGATTCACCTGGGAGCGAAAGCCCGGCGTCACCGAGGACACCCTGCTGCTGACGGTCGAGGCCCCGAGCGCGGACCCGCTCTTCGCGCTCGTGAAGAAGGCGAACGCCGAGGCCGCCGTCGTCAAGGAGCAACTCCAGCGGATGATGGACAGCATGCGCAGGAAGCCTGACGACGGCTCGAAGACCGACATCGACGACGACATGGTGAACTGATGGGGGACGCAGTCGACGCCAAGCTCGACCTCGCTCTTCCTGCGCGCGGCGACGGCAACCAGCGGTGGGCCACGCCCTGGCACATCGTCGAGGCTGCGCTGCCGCGCGGTGTCGGCAAGTTCGACCTCGACGCGTGCGCCGAGCGTTCGTCGGCGAAAGCCGACCGCTGGTACTCGCTGCTCGAGCGCGGCGAGGACGGGCTCGCGCTGCCGTGGGCCACACGCACCTGGTGCAACCCTCCGTACGAGGAACAGGCGCGCTGGCTCGCACGCGGCGCGTACCTCGCCGAGACCGAGGGCGTGCTCTCGTGCCACCTCGTGATGGCGTCGACGTCGTCACAGTACTGGCGGCCGATGACATTCGAGCGGGGCACAGTGGACTTCTACGAGGGGCGCATCGCGTTCCTCGACGACCGCGGGCGCCCCGTGAAGGGCACCTCGTTCGCGTCGGCCCTCGTGACCTTCGGCCCCGGCGTGAAGGCGGGGCGCGTGCGATCACGCGACGCCACGACGGGAAAGCTGATCGGGCGCCAGCGCCAGTGGAGGCTGCTGTGAAGTGCCCTCTGTGCGGCATGGCCCTCGAGGTTGGGTACGGGCTCGCCGGCGGTGGCTTCGGTGCGTACTGGAGTTGTCGACGACAGAAGCCGAAGCCGTGCCCCTTCTTTCACAAGGACCGCGAGTGCCCGCACTGCGAGTGCATCCTCTCCTTCGACGGAACGTGCGTGAACCCGAAGTGCCCAGGAGACCAGCGTGTTGAAGGATAGAAGGCGCCGCCCCGTCGTCACGCACCGCATCGCCTGCGGTCGCCCCGGATCGAACCGTCCCGAGAAGCTCGACTACCTCGAGATCACGACCTTCGAGCGTGCGAGCGCGCAGTCGGCGTACAACGTCGACAAGGCCGCGATGGACCGCCTGCGCTCGCCCGAGTTCGGGGAGCGCTACGGGGCGCCCGCCGACCCGGAGAAGCCAGTGAAGCCGCGGCGCATCCCGATCCGCGTCGACAGCGACGAGATCTCCGACTTCCTCACGCAGAGGTACGAGAGCACGGCGATGCTCCCGATCCTCGTCGACGGCGCGCCGCTCACCGACAGCAACGGCAAGGTCGCGAAGCGCCCGACGGTGTGGTGCCACGGCGACGGCGAGATGGCGCAGCGCCTCGGCCGCGACATGAAGGTGTTCAACCAGATCCGCTGCTGCTCCTCGCCCGAGTACCCCGCGCGCACGCAGCGCGAGCTCGCGGAGGCGATCGAAGCCGGGGCGTCGAAGCACGACCCGAACGACGGCAAGCGCTGCCCGTTCGCGCAGAACACCGACCCGATGCTCGGCGCCTGCTGCAAGCCGGTGACGACGCTGATCTGCCGCAGCGACGTGGTGGCGAACATGGGCGCGTTCTGCCGCTACCGCTCGCATGCGCACTCGAGCGCGGACTACGTCGTCGAGAGCCTCATGGAGATCAAGCGGCAGATGCCCGGCGGCATCCTGCGCAATGTCCCGCTCGACCTGGTGCTCGAGATGAAGCAGATCTCTCGGCCCGGCGGCAGGACCGCGCTGCAGCCCGTCTGCCACATCGAGCTGCGCCTCAACCCCGAGGACACCGTGCGCCTCATCGAGGCCAACCTGCAGCAGCAGATGCGCTCGCTCGGGGCCGTGGAGGAGAGCCGCCGCCTTCTCGCCGCGGCCCGCGTGGACGTGATCGATGAGCCCGACGACGGCGAGTTCGGTCGCCCGCAGCACCCCCTCGAGCGCGAGCAGGCCCCGGGCGGCGCCTTCGAGATCCTGCCGCCGAGTGCGAAGCCGTGAGCGTGCCGTCATCGAGCCAGGTGGTGTTCGTCGTTGAGATCCGGCGCGGTGGCGACCAGTGGCACCGCGTCGCCATCTGCGCCACCCACGCCAGCGCGTGCGATCGTGCCAGTTGGTTTCTGGCGCTGTATGGGCTCCCGAACGACGGGAAGTGGCATAGCATCGACCCGGTGGTGCTCGAGTGAGTACGCCGTGGACGAAGACGACGCGGGCCGATGGACGCGTGCGCCTGATCGCTGACCGGCACTACAACCGGCAGTCGATCGGGAGCGCCCAGTTCGTCCCACCCGGCCGATGCCTTGTCCTCAGTGCTCCGCGCGCGTTCTGGGTGACGTCGTGGCCCTTCCCCCAGTTCGTGAAGCACGCATGGCCCGGTGCATGGATGTGCAGCGCGTTCAGACGGGAGCGACGACGAGGGCACCAGGCCTCGACGATGATCCGCTACGCGATCGCGCATACGCGGTTCTACATGGGGGACCCGCCCGAGATGGGGATGGTGACTTTCGTCGACGCCGACAAGGTGAAGGCGAAGTCCAACCCCGGCGCGTGCTTCCTTGCAGCCGGATTCCGCCTCGTCGGCGAGACGAAGGCTGGCCTCCTGGCGTTCCAGATGCTGCCTGACGACATGCCCCCCCCCGAGCCCGCCGCGGGGGACCTCTTCGCAACCATTCTCCAACCGACAGATCTGGGTAGGTGATCCATGGGCCGCGTGTACTCCGACTCCACCCTCGACGCGTTCGCCGCCTGCCAGGCGAAGGGCCTCGACACCCTCAAGCCACGGCACTCGAAGGAAGGCGCGTCCCGTCAGGGGCAGGCGTGGCACAAGTGGAGCGAGCTCTACGTGCGCCACCTTCGGGTGACGCGCCAGGTGAGCGACCTCGAGGAGGGTCGGCGCATCTGGAACTCGGTGTCGGCGCGCCTCACCCCTGATGACGAGGACGGGATTGCGGCCGTGGTCGCCGAGCACCTCGACCACAGCTTTGCCTGGTACCTGAACGGCACCGAGCAGGCCGAGGAGGAGAGCATCTTCGTCACCCTCGATCGGCAGCGCGTCCCGCCCGAGCGCGTGCATGAGCTCACGGCGCCGGTGTTCCGGTTCACCGCGGATCTCCGGTGGCGAGGCGACGGCCCGCACCCCATCAGCTTCACGCAACTCGGTGGCGACGGTGTCGCGCACATCCTCGACTGGAAGACGCACCACCACGTCGAGCACGTCACGTCGCCGTCGAACAACCGCCAGCTTCGCCGCTACGCCGCCGCCCTCTACCCGAACGACGACGCCGTCGTCGCGTGGCTCGCGTACCCTCGACGCGGCTACTTCGAGCACGCGGTCTTCTCGAAGTCCGATCTTGACGAGGCGTGGCAGACCCACGTCGTCACGCCGATCAAGATGCTCGAGGCCCGCCTCGATGAGGCCGCAGCGCCGGGGGCGATTGCTCGAGTGCCCGAGCGCGTCGTTGGCGCCCACTGCCGGCACTGCGACCTGTTCAACGGTTGCGACGCCGCCCAGCGCTACCCGTACGAGATCCTGGCGCTCGAGCAGATGACGCCCGAGGAGAAGCTCGTGGCGAAGAAGCTCGCCGAGCGCATCGTCGAGGCCCTCGAGGAGAGCCTGCGCGGTGACCTAGCCGACCGCGGGGAGATCACCGACGGCGCGAGCGTGATGAAGTACATCGAGAAGCGCGCCGTGAGCTACGACGCCGCCCGCGTCGTCGAGGTGCTCATCGAGCACATGACCGAGTCGCAGGTGCGGCGCGCGTTCGCGGTGACGAAGACCTCGATCGACAATGCGATGAAGGAGGCGGCCATCCCGGCGAAGACCCGGAAGGCGCTGCTCGAGGCCTGCGCCGCCGGCGCGCCCATCAAGATCTCGACGAGCCTGCACACGTCGAAGGTGAAGGAGGAGCGCGATGAAGGAGCCCTACGTCGTGGGAGTGGACCCGCCGAGAGCGTGGACAGCCTGGAGTAGCAAGGGCCCCCTGGCGTGGTGCCAGCACTCCGGGGACAGCCTCGGGGCGGCGCGGAAGGCCCTCGCCGAGCTCGACAACTTCATCACCCTCGCCGGCAAGCCGACCCACATCCGGGTGGAGCGGTGCTTCGGCACGCAGCGCGCCGAGGACGGGGCCCAGGGGACCGCCTCCATTCAGACGCAGCTCCTCTCGTCCGAGGTCGTCGGGTGGTGGCTCGCGCGCGCCGAGGACCGCGCGAGCTTCGCGGAGCGCGTCTACCCGGCCGAGTGGCGCGGGACGCTCGGGCTGCCGAGCGCAGACCGCGTGCGCCTCAAGCACCTGGCGGTCGCGCTGGCCGAGAAGGTGACCACCGAACTGGATCTGCAACCCATGATCGGACCACGCGGGGGAATCAAAGTTGACGCCAGCGAGTCTATGTGTATATCTATGAGCGCATGGATATCGCACATCGGATGGTCCGGCGTGCTTCAAACGTGGCGCTCCACCGGGAGATTCAAATGAGCAACTTCCCTGACGTAACTACGTGCTACAACTGGTGGTACAAGGAACGCTTCGATAAGCGCTCGTGGGGGCACGTCTACAGCAAGCGCTCCAACTACCCTCAGGATGTCGCGACGAGCTTCGAGATGCACATCCTCCCCGTGGTCGGGAAGGTCCCCATCGATCAGATCGAGGCGCACCATCTCGCCGCGATCGTGAAGAGCATGCAGTCGAAGTTCGGCGACCGCGCGCGCCGGAAGCCCCTGAGCGGCAAGACGATCATCGGTGTGGCCTCCACCTTCAAGATGTTCGTCGGGGAGATCGCCGAGGTCGGCGCCCCGATGCCGGACGGGACGCATGCTCACCTGCCGCGGGTGCCCACGTTCCGCACGGTCACGCTCCCCCGTAGGTCGCCGCCGCCGACGGAGAGCGTGAGCCCGGCCGAGATGCCGTCGTTCCTCGCGGCCTGCACCATGAGCCCCCTCGGTGGCCCGATCGCGCTCATGGCGGTCCTCGGGCTGCGCCAGCAGGAAGCGGAGAGGCTGCGCTGGGAGCAACTCGTCCTCGACCCCGCCCGCTACGCGCCGGCGGCCGGCGTGCTGCGGTACCGCGCAGAGGACCGCAAGGAGAGACAGGACATCGAGGTCCCCTTCCCCCACGAGCTCCTGCGCTTCCTCCCGAAGCGCGGCGAGGACGAGATGATCTGGTCGGTGCCCGACGGCGCGATCGCGCGCGAGCTGGGGAAGATCCTCCAGGCCGCCGGCATCTTCCGCCACATCACGCCGCACCGCCTGCGGCACTCTGCCGCACGTCAGATGCACGAGGTGGGCGTGTCCATCGAGGACATCCGGGCCGCCCTCGGCCACGCGAGCATCACCACCACGCAAGGGTACTTGCGGTCGGCCCACACCCTCGAGCGCAAGAGCCAGGTGGTGGCGGCCACGGCGGCCCGCGCGACGATGGGGCTGTGACCATGGGCATCCACCAGGGCATCAACCTCGAGGACGCTCTCACGGTCGCCGCACTGTCCGGCTGCACGCTCGATCGCGACAGCGGCGAGATCGTCGTGCGCTTCCCCGGGCAGAAGACGGTGCGGTGCAACGCGCGCAAAAAAAGCGCCCCGAGGGCGCTTATCTGCCTGCTCCGAAGGATCGGTGCAGCGTGACGGAGAACGACCCGCTCGGGGAAGTCCTGCTGGGGCTCGTGATGCTCGCGGTGTTCTCGTTCGCGCTAGCTCACGTCATCCATCAGAACGTCCTCGTGCTGCCGTTCCTGATCCCGCTTACGCGGAAGCGGTGGTGGCGGCAGCCTCGGGCTTCGCGGCGCGAGGGCGCTTCGGAGGCGGCGTCGTCGACAGGCGCACGACCTTGAAGCCGTCCTCCTCCGCGAGCGGGGTGATCGAGTAGAGCGCGCGCTCGGCACCCACCGCGAAGCGGATGAAGCACGGGCCCTTGTCGTTGTTGCGGTCGGCCACGATCGTGCGCTCGGAGTTGAGGTCGCGGACGCGGTGGAGCGCGAGCTTCGCGTACACGGCCTGCAGCTTGTCGCCATTGGCCTTCGACATCGACTTGATCGCCTGGCGCAGCACGTTGCGGGAGAGCTCACCCGCCTCGTACCACGCGATGATCTGATCCTCGCCCTTGTCGAGGAACGCCGCTGCGACCTCGAAGACCTTCTTGCCCTTGCGACGCCCTGCTGAATCCTTATCGGTCATTGTGACCCTCCTGGGGATTCATGGTGACGCCGCCGTGGGTCCTCCGCAAGTTCTACTTGGCGGTCCCGGCGCGCTTGGCGGCGATCTCCTTGATGGCGCTGAGAGCGGCCTGCTCGTCACCGCGGTCGTAGGCGTCCGCACCCTTGTGGGCGATCTCGCTGATCGCCTCCGCGATGCGGTCGTCCGCGGTGCCGGGCGTGAGCTTGGCCTTCGCCACCGCGGCATCGCCGAGGTTGCGGACCTGAGCGCTGATGAGCTTGCTGAGCCCCAGGGTGTGGAGCAGCTTGTCGATGGTGCTGGTGACGGTGAGGAGGGCGACGAGCGCCCCGAGGATTGCGGTGATGTCCATGGTGGGCCTCCAGTGAAGGCCCACCCTACCGCAGCTCAGTGCGGTCGGCGAGCCTGCTCGAGGGCGCGGATGCGGTCCTCGTGGTCGTCGATCCTCTTCACCACCTCGCCGTCGTGGCCGTCCCGCGCCTGCATCTGCGCCTGGATCTGGGTGAGCTTGAGCTCCATGGAGTCGAAGCGCGAGGTGAGGCGCTCGAGCGCGGCCGTGGCCTCGGGACCCCCGTGGCCGCTCCCGATGGAGAGCCCGCCGCCAACGACGCCGCCGCCAGCGAGGAATGCCAGGATGGCGAGGACGGTCTTCACGTTGATGGTGATGTCCCCTCCCTCGCGCGGCGAGGGGATGTGCATCTGAGGCTGCGCGTGCGAGCCGGACGGTTCGTCTGCGGATCCACTCATGATCTTGTCTCCGTCACGGTGAAGCGCGCGATCGCGCCGTTCATCTCGCTGATCGTGCTCGCAGGGCTGGCGCCGCTCGCGCGCCCGCCAAGGATTCCGTACGTGTCGCTCGTGTCGCCGGCGCACATCGTATGGGACGTATTACTCGCCCGCAACGTCGTCGCGTGACACGTCGACGCATTGGGGCAGGTGTCGAAAAAGATGAACTGATCGACGCGCGGCACGCCTGCCGTGGTCCCCGCTGGCACGATCTTCAACCGCGCGACGAGTTGCGTGCCGGCAGTGAACGACCCAAGCGTTCCCGAGCTCGTGATGTCGGTGCCCGAGTTGCCGAAGGCACCGCCGGGGCAGGTGCCCGCGTAGGCCGCGGAGCGCCAGCCGCTGCGAACGAACACGTCGGTAGCCGCGTGCCCATCCGAAGTGCCCGTCTGGAACATCAGGAGCTTGTGCTCAGCTGTGGCGCCGTCGCTCGTGTTGATGAGGTACTCGCCTGCGTTCGTGGGTGAACCCGGCATGTCGTAGTCGAGCGTGAAGACGATCTCGATGTTCACCGTCGACGATGCACCGCTCGGCCACGAATGCACCTCGGCAAAGTTGATCCACGCGATGTCCGGGTTCGTCGTCACCGAGTCTGGGAGCGGGATGGGCACGCCGCCGTTCACGAGCGCGGTGCACGTTGGAGCCTCGACGATGATCGACCCCGTCTGTGCCGCGGTGTTGCCCACGAGCACCTGGCCGCGAACGAAGGTGGGCGCGCCGGTGACGGCGAAGTCGCAGCGATAGAACTCGGGCGTGGCCGTCAGCGTCGTCACGCTCGCGCCATCGCGCACACGCTGCCACGTCGTGCAGGGCGACCCCACAGTGCCGTCGGTGCTGATGGCCAAGCGCATCTTGTCGGTCGTGACGCCGGTCGTGCCTGTGCGCGCGACAATGCCGACGGAGTAGGATCCGGCCGCGGCGCTGTCGCCGCAGTTGAGGGCGCCGGTCTTGCCTTCGTCGCCGGCCGCGTTGTCGTCCACGATCTCGTCCATTTCGAGGCCGGCGGTGTTGTTGGTGGCCCACGCACCAAAGTACCCCGCGGCCACGTTCTGGTTCACCGTTGGTGGGCTCACCGTGTCCGTCCACGTCGTCGCATTCAGGCCCGAGTGGGCGCCGCCCGTCGTCGCGTTGTCGAGAACCCAGCCCGTCCCTGCAGGGCGTGCGCCCTCGCTGCCGGGGTGAATCTCGAGGCCGCGTGACGTCACGATCGGAGTGCCGCGGGTGAAGGGCTCCGCGCGGTTGCCGGTGAGCCACGGAGGGGCCCACCCACGTGCGTCGCGGATGATGCGGACAGGGTTTGCGGCGTCGTCGGCCAGCGCGAACGCGTTGTAGCGCATGATGTTCATCTCGGCCGCGGTCTTCGCCGTCGAGTAGAGGATGAGCGCCGAGATGGAGCCCGATGCGATGTCGCCCGTCGCGCACGCGGGGACGCAGTCCTGCATGAACCGCATGACGCCGCCGGTGCCGCCAGTGATGTTGACGGCGGCGCTGTTGCTGTTGGTCTCGTCCTGGTTGTTGATGACGGTGCCCGCCAGCGCGCTGATGCTGTGACCGGCGAGGCCCCAGCCATGGATGAGACCACCCGCGCTCACCGTGGACACGTTCGTGCCCGAGGCGGTGTTGGCGTCGTTCTCGCCGCGCTGGTACTCGCCGGTGCCGCCCGTCGACGTCCACCGCCAATAGGGCTCCACGCCCGCCAGGCCCTCGGCGACGTTGTTCGCCTGGCCGACGGTGATGACGGTGTGAGGGCCATTGAAGGCCGCCAGAAGGCGCGCACTCGCGCTGTTGATGATCGGCAACTTCGCGTTGGTGAGCGTGTCGAGGGCGTTTCGGCCCATCGGGTCGGTGTAGTTCGTCGGCGACGTGCCCGCCGTGACGGTCTCGGTGGCGCCATCGCCCCAGACGCAACTCCACGTTGTCCCGGTGGGCTTGCACACCATGCACGCTGTGTCACCGCTTGCGCATGTCGGCAGGACCGCGGTCGATGTGGCCGACGCGCCGAGCCTGAAGTCTCGAGCAAAGAGGGTGACCGCCTGTGACCGCGGGGTCCCCCACGACCACCGCCCCCACCACGTTGATCGACCCCAGGACGGCCACCCGGCCTGCGCCGAGCTCGAAAGAATCGCGAACAGCGAGAGAATCAGCGATGCCCGGACGCGCCAACTCATCGATCCACCAGCGTGATCTGCGCTGCAGTGGAGGCTGCGCTGGCGGCCATGTAGAAGTCGACGTTGTCGGGGATATTCACCCACTCGGCCGCACCGCCACCGCCGACCATGATGCTTCCGTCGGTGGCGGTGCCATCGCCCACTGCCGTCAGCGACGGGGCCGACGCCCCCTTCACGACGGTAGTGTAGGAGCAGTTTCGCCCCGAGGTGAGGCACACGATCTTCAGGCGGCGCACGCGCTGGCTGGCAGTCGCGTTCACCGCGCTCACGACCTTCGTCGCCGAGGTGGTGAGTGCCGCCGTGTTGACGATGCCGGTCGTCGTGATCGGGATCGTGTTCGTCGGCGTGCCGAGCGTGCCGAAGAGCGGCCCGAGCCCCGTGAGGATCGAGTCGTTGACCCCAGCCTCGGCGGGCATCTGCTGCGCGAGCTCGAGAGGCGGCGCCGCGTCCGCCGGGGCGACGGCGAGGGCGAGGAGGACTGCGAGGAACATCTTCTTCATCGGGATCTCCTGAATGCTTCGTCGAGAGGCTTTGGGCGCAGCAGGCGCGTCTTGCGTTCCTGCGTCGCGCCCTTCTCGAGGTCGAGCGACGCCTTCGATTGTGCACGCGCCTGGTCGGCCACGGCAACGGGGCTCGTCACCGACCACCGTGGACCGAGGATCGTCGAGATGGCTTTCGCGAGCAAGCGCCGGTCGCTGTCGACGCCGCTCATCTTCGCGCTCTGGTTCGCATACTCGGGGGCGAACTGCGGCAGCAGGACGTCGTTCGTCACCATGCCAGGCAGGCCGCCGACACTCCTGGCGACGTAGCCCGGGATGTTCTGCTCGCGCATGCCGAAGAGGTACTCGAGCGGAGACGCCCGCACCGGATCGTAGTTGCGGTCGACCGGCTTGTCGCCGAATGCGGACTTGCCGGTGACGCGCTCGAGCGCCGCCTTCTCCACGGGCCCGAGCTGCGAGCCGAGACCCGCGATCGCCTCGGGGATCGACGAGCCCATCCACGACAACTGCGTCCCCGGGCGCTCCATCGCCGCCCAGTTCTGCTTCTCATCGTCGTCGGCCACGCCGGGGACGTGCACGGCGCCGGTCTCACCGAGGAACTTCGGGCGCATCCGCGGGTCGACGTTGCGATCCTCACCCGCCGCGGAGAACGCCTGGTAGAGGTGGTTGACGGCGGCGTACTTGCCGGGGTTCTTGAGCATCTGCTCGACGGTGAGGACCGTGGACTGCTTCACCCACGAGTAGAACGGGAAGATCTTCCGCAGCGTCTTCTCGACGCCGGACAGGCGCGAGCCGGTGTAGTCGAAGTGGAACTTGGCGACGACGTTCATTGCCTCGGCGGCGGTCGCGTGCTCGTTGAGGCGGTGGTTCAGGTACGTGAAGAGGCGCTGCGCGTTCTCCGCGGTGATCCCCTTGCCGGTCATGAGCTTGCCTGCACCGCGTGCGACGGTGGCCTTGAACAGCGGCTCGTCGGTGACGAGGCCACGGTCGGAGATCGGGCTCAGGCGCGACATGACCCGAGCGCCCTTCTCGTCCTTGTAGAAGAACTTCTGCGCAGCGTTGCGCTCGAGGTCCGCGTAGCGCCCGCCCTCGACGATGCCGTAGCGGCGAGCCTCGTCGACGAGGTCAGCGAGCTTCCAGTCGTGGCCACCCCAGTGGATGACGCCCTCGAGCGCCCTGTTGTGCTCGGCGGCGTCGCCGATGGCGCCGGCGAGCTTCCAGAGACTCGGGTCCGCGACGGCCGCCGCCTTGTTCGCAAGGAAGGTCTGGAACATGCCGAAGAACGCGTTGCGGGTGTGGAACCCGGGCGTGTTGAGGATGATCGGCGCCCACGCGTTCTTCACCCGCCCAGCGACGGACGCGTAGCGCTCGAAGGCGCCGGGGTGCATGCGCTGCGAGATCTTCATCAGGTCGGCGTGGATGGCCTCGGGGATCACCTTGTGCTTGAACGCGGGCATCTCGGTGAAGAGCGGATCGCTCGGGTCGATGTACTTGAGGTGTGCCTGACCGAGGTAGTTCTTGATGTCGTCGGGGAGCTTCGCGACGGTGCCGCCGTTCCCCACCGGGGTCATCTGGAAGAACTGCCCCTCGAGGCGCTGCAGCACACCGTTCTTGTCGGCGCGGTAGCGCCTGCGCAGGATACCGGCGTCCGGTGCGCGGTCACGGGGACGCAGAAGGGCGTCGTCGAGGCTCTGCACGATGGGGCGGTGCTGGGCATCCACGATCGAGGCGACGCGCTGCCCGAGCTTCGCCTTCGCGATCCGCGCTTCTGCAGCCTGTCGGCTGATGGCGGCAGCGTCGTGCATGTCGCCGACGAAGCCCTTCACCCTCGTGTTCCGAGCTCCGACGAGGGCCTGGCGCTCGCTGAGCGTGCCCGTGGTGCGCGGGAGCGGGCGGCCCCACGCAGCCTCGACGGCGGTGCGCACCTGGTCGGTGATGGCGCGGTCGGACTGGATGGCAGGGTTGCGCGCGTACTCCTCGACGAGGGCGAGGTTCTTGTTGCCCTTGGTCGCGCCGCTGTCGACGAGGCTCTGCGCAGCTCGCCGCACGATGTCGGCGTCCTTGTTCAGCGCCATGGTGCGGCGCTTGAACGGGTCGTACCCCGGACGATCGCCGAAGGCGTCGAAGTGTCGCTCGAGGAAGCGAACACCCTCCTCGGGGACGCCGACCTTCAGGAGCTTCACCGCTTCGGCGCTGCGCGGCGGGCTCGCGAGGTGACCGGCGTTCTGCGTGAGCCCGCGGCCTAGGAGCCCCACGCGCTGTGCTGCCTGGCGCTCGATGCTGTTCTCGTGCACACGCGCTCGCGCGGCTTCGAGTTGACGGGCTTTCACCTCGTCACCGGCGAGGTGCTGCCACGGGTGGTCCCGCATCATCTTCTTGACGATGTCGGGGTCCAGCGACTTGAACTTCTGCGCGATCTCGTGTGTCGATAGGCGCAGGAGATCCGGCGCCGCCGCCAGCACCTCGTCGGCCGTCTTGCCAGCGCGCTTCGCCGCGATGACCGGGGCGAAGAGCGACTGCTCCTTGGTGGTGAGCGCGTTCCAGTGCTTCTCGGCGACGTCAGCGAGGCGCGAGACCTGTTCGGCGGGGTGGGCGACGTCGACGATCGGAAGCCCGTCCGACCCCTGCACGAGGGCCTCGACCGTCGGGCGGTCGCCGATCTCCATCTTCGACTTCGCTGCACGCTCGCGGTCGATGAAGTCGGACTTCTGGATCGCAGTCTCGGCGCCGCCGATCTCCTTGTACTCGGTCATCTTCGACGCGATGACGTCGGCGTTCTTCGCGCTCTCGCCGGCATCGCGGAGGCCGGACACAATGGCGCGCTCGTCGCCGCTCTTCTTGAGGATCGACCCTGCCCGAGCGATGCCCTCACCGGCGGCGCGGGCGGCGTCGACGACGGCGGTGGGCAGCAACTTCGCCGCGGGCCTGAGCGCGCGTCCCGCAGCCTTGGCGCCGATCCCGGCGATGTCGCCAACGGGGATGAAGTTCACCGGGTCGTCGACGATGCCGATCGCGTCGCCGATGAAGTCGAAGTTCGGGTCGTTCTTGTCCCACGACGAGAGCTTGGTCTCCGGGCCGACCGGGTTCTCCTCGGGGAACGCCGATCCAGAGACGAGCTTGGTGAGGGCATCGGAGATGCGCGCGGCGCCGGTGCGGCCGATCTCTGGCGTCGCAAGGAGATCGGCGACGGTTGCGTTCGGGTTCTGCTCGAGGAGCATCTGAGCACGAGCACGCAGGAGGTCGCCGAAACCAGATCCACGCGATGTCACCGGCCCGCCCTCGGCGACGGTGTGCCCCTTCTTGTTCAGGAGAGCTTCGTCGAGGAGGCCTGGGACGTCGCCGATCTCGGGCGTTTTGCGGCCGCGGATGGCATCCGAGCCCATGTTGATCGCAGTTGTCGTCACGCGCGCGGGCGCACCGATGACGTTGAGGAACTTGCCGAGGATGGACGCACCACCGTTGCTTCGGTCGGTGTTCCAGTGCGTCACGAGGTCGGGGTACTCGTCGCGAGTGGCGAGCGCGTTGCCTGCTTCGTCGGTGAGGAGCCGTTGGTCGCCCGCGACCTGCTCGATCGTCTTCAGGCCGCGGGCGTCGCGCGCTGCCCTCACCCCCTCGAGGTCGCGCGGGAGGTCCGCACCCTCGCGCCCCGCGGGGGTGAACGCACCCGTCGCCACGCCGCGGGCCTTGATGTCGGCGAGGTCCGCGGTGTCGGGCGTGACGAGCTTCTGCCCGGGCACGATCGCCTGGGCGAACGGAGACGGCGGGTTCTTCGCCATGCCCTCGCGCACGTTGATGTCGACGAGCGTCTTCGTGGGTTGCGACGCCGCGGTCTGCACACGCTGGGCGTTCTTGAGCGCGGTGTACTGCGAGGCCTGCTGCGCGCGCGCGTCAGCCTCGGCCTGGAGCGCGGCGACGTGCGCCTGGTACTCGGCCGGCGAGAGCTGCGCCGCGAGCGCGGCGTACTGCTTCTTGAGCTCTTCCGGGTCCAAGCATCACCTCACCACTTCGCGCGGTATTCCCAGTGCACGGGGTCGCGGCCACCGAGCTTCCGACGCCACCCCTTGGCCTCGAGGAGCTTCACGAGAGCGGGATCGGCCGCGATGCTCTCGGGGAGGTCGAGGCCCGTGCCTGCCAGGTGGCCGCTCTCGGGCGGCACCGACCCTGCCTCGGGCGCGGGGACGAGGCTGCCGTCCTCGTTCCGCGCGAGCTTGTGCAGCGGGTCGCCGAGTTGGCGATCCCACGCGAGCATGTCCTGGTCGGCGGGCGAACGCGTCGAGCTCGCCACCTGCGACAGGATCTGTCGCTGCTGCGGGGTGAGCGACGGGTCGGAGAGCACGCCGCCGAAGGCCTGCGCGGCATCCGGCATGAGGCGAGCGGTGCGGCCCCCGGGCAACTGCATCGTCGTGAGCTCGTCGTCGCGCGGGAAGTGCTTCGGCTCCGCGACCGTGGTCTGGAACGACGGGCGCACCGGCGGGGCGATCCCGGCCGCGGCACTGGGGTCCATCGAGGTGGGGTTGGACCCGAGCGCGCTGGTGATCCTCGACATGAACGACGGCGGCGGCCCCGAGCGCGGGGGCGGTCCACCAGGAGGCATGCTCGCACCGGGCAACTGAGGGCCGTACCCCATCGCCGCGATCTCCCGGGCATCGATCGGTGCGGGCTGCGGTCCGCTGCCACCACCCATCGTCGACATCCCCGGAGGAGGGGCCCCACGTGGCATCGCGAACGGCGCCGGGCCCATGCCGAGCTCGCGCCCGGCGCCGGCAGCGAGGGCCCCCGGGATCTGCGACGCCGACGGCGAGGTTGGTGTCAGTGCCTGGCGGATCGCGGCGCCCGCGGCGGCCAGCATCGGGTCCTGCATCGGGGCCTCGGTCGCGC